TCATCGGTACCGTCGCCGGTACGGATTCTCGTAGAAGCCGTCCGGCCGCTCGACCTGGAACATGCTGGGCGCCAGCCACAGGGTCATCGTCACGCTCGACATCTCGTTGTCACTGAGCACGTCGATCTGCACCACCCCAATCCAGTGCGAATCGTGCGTCCGCATCCATGCGATCTGGTAGCCGCGCATCCATTCCTCGATGCGCAGCCCCTCTGCACGCACCGTGATGTTGCGGTTCCGGACACCTCCACCCACGCTCTCTGGCAAAGCCCGGCGCATGTTGACGTACACCAGCCGATAGATCCGCTTCAGGGTCGGGAACCGCGGATTGCTGCCCCACCTTTCGAACACATGTTCGATATTAAAGGTGTGCTCTTGTTAGCGGAACCCCGCATTCGGCTTCCGCTACAAGCTGCCGAATCAGGACGGGCTTGATCGGCCGGCAGTTATCAGTGTGGTCACGTGTCGGCTTATGCCTTGCTGGGTTGGCAGTCGGGCACCGTGTGATTGTTGGCGATGTCGCTCACGAGCCAGTCGGTAGTCTTGCGCAGGGTAAACGTGACCTCTGAGGCGCCCGGAACAGCGTGGTCGTTGGTGTGAGGGTACTCGCTGCGTGCGGTGAAATCGTAGGTGTAGCAGGCAAGTACCGTCGCATCGGAACCTTTGAGTTCCGTGATGGAGGTATTTGCGAGATTCACATTATTGGTCTCGCCCAGTTCTACCCCATCTGGTCCGAGGACTTCGCCGATGCCCTGTGCACGATGCTTGATATCGACCGTGGCTCCCGGTGCTAATACCGCCTTGAATTTGGCCATATCGGAATTCGGCCCTGGCGGCGATTGTGGGTCGCCTTGGCCGTAGTACCGGTAGTCCATGATCGTTGGCCACAAGACCTTGGTGAATCGGGCGGTGAGCGCCGGATCGCTGATCGCAGTGGTTGTAGCGACGGTCTTGGTTTCCGTCGTCGTTGTCGGGGCACAGGCCGCAGACAGGGCCGCCAGCACGATGATGGCCCGTTTCATGATCCCGGTATCCGCAAGATGTCGGCGTTGCCATGGCCTTTCACGGGATCCACTCGTACCGGGTCTCCCGAGCCGGGAGCATTGATCATGTATCCGTTGCCGAGGTAGATGCCCGTGTGGGTGGTGTCCCAGTTGGCCGCCCAAGGCTGCGAACCTCCGAATATCAAGATGTTGCCCGCCTGCGTGTTGTCGTTGCCGATGGTCGCGCCGGGGACCAGTGGTGCCACGCGCTCCAACCTCCCGCCGCGGTCAATAGTGTTGGTGCCCTGGTCAACGTCTATGCCTGCACCCTGCTCAAGCGAGTAGCGGACCAAACCGCCGCAGTCGTAGCCAGTTCGCAGATTGTCCTGGTAGGTGTGGGCACCGCCGCCGAGTGGCCCCTCGCCGGGCGTTCCGGGCGGCGGGTCGCCCTGCAGTGTGCCGACAGAGGGGCCGTCCTTGTCCCGGTTGCCGCCCCAGGCGTAGGTCGTGTTCTGCTGCCCGGCGGCATGTGCGATGGTGTCAATGTTCTTGTCGCCCGTGGGAGTTCGTGGATCGGGCAGCGGGTCGCCGGGTTTGAAGTTGGCCAGTCGTTGCCGCCATTCATTCGCCGACAACCCCGCAAGTAGCGGCGACGGCCGAGGGTTGTTGTGTAGGAAGTCTTTACCGCTCTCCGGCCCTGTGTGCCGTGCATTCGCTTCCGTAAGGCTCGGTACCGTTCCGTCTTTGGAGGGAAGCGGTAGCTGGTCGGCCGGGGTGAGTGTGCCGGCGGCGATGGTGGCGTCGTCGGCCTTGGGTTTGTCTTCCGGCTTGGGTTCTGGGTGCGGCGATGTCGGCACTGGGGGCTGCCCGACGTGTGGCCCGTCCGCCACTGCACCGCCCGGCGTGGTGATGGCTTTGAGCGCGTCTGCGATCTCCTGGTCGACGCCATCTGCCTTGTGCAGCAACGCTTTCATCTCGTCTTCGAGTTGTTGCTTGGCGAATGCTTCGTCTGCGCTCTTGGTGGAGCCGCCGGTGTTGATGGTGCCGTCGTTGTTGAGTTTCCAGTGGACCATTTGGCCGTCGCTGCCGAAGTGGCCGTTGTTTTCGATGGTCGACTTGAGGTAGCGGAAGCGGCTCTTGATGCCCAGAACTTCGTCGTACAAGGGCCGCAGCTTGTCCGCGACGGCCTTTGCCTGGTGTCCTTGCGCATCGATATCGACGCGGATCTTGCCGTGATACGCCCGCCACGCCTCAGCCGTCAGACCGCCCCAGCTTTCGAGATTGGCCTGCACACCGTCGAGCGTGTCGCCGAGCTTGACGTGGGACTTGTGAATGCCATCCATAGTGCCGATGACGTTTTTCAGGCCCTCATCGTCCCAATGCTCCACACCATCGCAGGTGGTCACTTGAAGCCCACCCGATTCTGCTCGTCCATGGTGACCGCAAGCCCAGTGAACTCATGCATGCCGTCCGCGTGCTGGGTCAGCTGGTGATGAAGCACGCGCGTCTGATCTACAAGCGCCTCGTGCGCCTTCTCCAGCGCCGCCTTGGTGGCATCGAGCATCCCCGCACCTGCTGACGCCAGGGTGTCGTGGTGCCTGCCGTGCTCGACCTTGGATTGGGTAATGCCATCCAGCAACAGATTCGCCTGCCGGATCAACGTCTCGGGATGGACACTAAGCGGTTCTTCAGGCATGAGAGGCCCCCCTCTGATCACGGATATCCGGGAACTATACGTGTAGTTACCGTGCCCCGCCAGAGTCCAACCGTTTGCTACGCAGGAAAATACGGCAGGAACGCATCCAGATGCGCACGTGCCGCGGTGAGGCAATCAGGGAACTGGCCAAACTTGCCAGATGTGCTGTCGACCTTCACGCCGTACGTACCGAAAGGCGCCGCGATATCGATAGCGCAGGTATCAGTGTTCCCGTCAAAGAGAAAGAAGCTCCGCGCCGGCCGACCACCGATATCGAGAGCGGTCGAGTTCGGATAGGTCTTCTTGTCCATGTCGAGCGTGTAGTTCGACGCAGCTACCGTCACCCCGTAGTCCTCTGGCGCCAAGTATCCGCAGGTGTTGTTTTCGGTCTCTCCGTCACTAGAACGATTCGGCCGCGGCGGGCGTCGATCTAGCTTCTGCTGAGCGATAACGCTCGCCGGGATCTGCTTGCAGGGGTCGTACGAGACGGTCGGCCGCCCCTTGGCGTTGGTGGCGACGGCGGATGTTGTTGCGGTTGTGGTGCTCGCTGCGGTGCTCTGAATACCCGAGTGGCTACACGAGGCCAGCAGGGCGGTTGACAGCGCCGCGACGACCCACTCGTAGCGGCTAGTGGCCATCGCCTGGCTTGAAAGCCCGCGTGTTGTGCTCCTCGGTCTGCTGGTACGCCTTCCGGGCGGCCACGAACAGCGATTTGAATTCCTCAACACGCTCAATGTGCGATTTGAACGTCGCCGCAGCGCTGTTGTCCGGAGCGCCGGCCTTATCTTGGAACTTCTTCGCCAGCTGCGCGCCCGACGACAGGTGATCTTCCGAGAACCCCAGCGGGTGATAACTCAGATTCGTAGCGTCGTCATGCAGTTCCCGCAATGAATCGATGTAGGTATCGCAGGCCTTGATCAGCTCGTTGAACGCCTCATCATCTATATGCAAAGCCAGCTGACCAGCGTTCGCGCTGTTGATCAGATTCTCGATGCCCATGTCCCCTCCATTCACGACCGCACGCGGCTGGCGGTTGCGGCAATCGTAGGCCAGGGAACAAGCCCTGGCAGGGCCCTTCGCAGTAGATCTTGGTCGACCACTGCCCACCGCAGTGCGCCCCCAGAACCATGGAGACACGCGTTACCACTCCTGACCTGCACGGGATCTTGTAATCTGCCGCTCAACTACAAACGAGGGGGAGCCGAACCGTGTCCAAGTTCAGGCGCATCTGCCTAGCGGTCTCTGCCGCTGTCATACCCGCCAGCATCGGCATCGGGTTCGCCGCGCCGGCCAGCGCGGGCTGCGAAGCAGGACCGTTTGCGCAGTACTGTGATGGCCCGATCAAGGCCGACGGGACATGGGATCGCTGCTTCACGTCCGCACCCCAGGCGACGTTCGGTCAGTACGGTCAGGTCAGCGGCTGGGTGCCGTCGACGGGCCGCTGCTACCCCGTCGATCCGAACGAATTTCCCCCGACTCCGCTCGGGCAGCCGCAGTACCACATCTACCCCTAGACCCCCGATTAGGAGAATCATGGCTACCTCACGCAACAACGCCAAGACCGCCCAACAATTGGCGGCCTCGGCGAAGGTGGCGGCCGACAACCAATACGAGCGCTATATGGCTGAGGCGATCGAGAAGCTGGCAGAAGCAGTCGCGGATATCGAGTTCAAGCTCCACCATATGAACTAGGAGTCGGGGGCGGGGGTTCGGCAGTCGGGCTGACAGCGAGCGAAGGCCCTGCCTGCTCCGCTCGTGCGGAGCCGTGGCACTACTGGAGCTGAGCCGCAACATCGAACTGGAATCCGTGGTTCCATACGTCCCATGTACCCGGCAGCAGGAACAGTGTGCAGCCTTCCGGCGCTTGCTGTCGGATGGTCTTCACTGCGTGGTCGACCGCTGTCATGCCATCCCACAGCGCATAGGCCGGGTCCCCGTACTTGCCGTGTGCGCCGGTGGCGATGAACTTGATGGCATCGAATAGCAGGCGCACCAGGTCGGGCAGGATCGCGAACAGTTGCAGCGGATTGAGCAGCGCGCCAAACACATTCGCAGGCCCCGACGTCATTAGTCCGGCCAGGCCCTTCAACACTCCATACAGTGGGTCGTCGCTCGGCGCGGTCCCGAGTAGCTGCTGGAACGCCTGTCGCGGGAACACGGTGAACAGATAGCTGGCGAAATCCAAGGTCAGCTCTGCGCGAGTCAGCAGCTCGTACAACAGGAACAGCAGGCCGCGGGCACGCGGGTACCAGTCGCCGTCGATCGAATAGGACCAGTAGCGATCCCACACCCAGGAGGGCTGAGGAGTTTTGGAGATCCCCTCCCCCGGATCATTTCCATTGAGGCTGCCTTCGGCGGGTATCGCCGGGTCGCCGAATGTGGTTACACCGACGACGTATTCGCGCCATTCGGGCGGGAGCGCGGTCAGGAACTTCTGCACCGATACCCCGCCCATGCTGTAGCCGATAAGCCAGATGGGTGTGCCCGCCATCGGCCGGTAGAGGCGCATCGCTTCGTCGCGGAAATCGTTGGTGGCCTTGGCGAAGCTGTGCGCTGTCGGCGGATTCAGGAACGCCTGCGAATCAGCCCACACGCCCTGGATCGGGTACAGGGACGGCGCCGGGTTGGTGGGGGCTTCGACGTAGGCGCCAATGGCCTTGCGCACGTCGAGGTTCGCCACGCCATCACTACGCAGTGGGGTGGCGATCCCCATGCGCTGCAGACGCTCCAATTCGCCGGGGTCGTTGTTCATGAACGTGGTGATGTCGATGACCGAAGCCTTGGTGGCCGCGGTGTACTTGCGGTCCAAGATGACGCCGTGTTCGATAGCGCGGCTGTTCTTCGGATAGGCGAGCAACAGCCGGCGTTCGATCGGTATCACCGCGTCGGATTCATCACCCTCCCCGTAGCCGATCCACTTCCCGTCAGAGCCGTTCATGCGGCAGCCTTCTCGGCGTCGAGCCACGCTTCGATGTCCTCGGCGGCGACGGCTTTCTTGGTCTTGCTGATGCTGGCCAGCAGCGTCTTGGCGAGGTTGGCGTCTTCCTGCCGGTCCGGGTACGTGCCCGGGTTGTCGGCCGCCGTGGATACCTCCCAGAGCAGCGCGATCGAGGGTGTGTGACCTTCCTTGGCCAGGGTGACCACCGCGGTCACGTGCTGGTTGGCGTCGATGGCGCGCGCCAGGTTGGCGCGGGTGTTCACGTTTCCTTCGCCGAGGTGCCGTAGCGGCGAGGTAGACGGAATCGGCGCGTTCTGCGCGCGAACGTAATCCAGGATCTCGCGCTGTTCGGAGTCGGTCAGGGCCATAAGGAAACCTCCTGTGGTGCGGGTGTCGATTTGTCTCTGGACGTCGGTGCGGAAGATGTTCATGTCGATGGCGCCGGGGTCCCACTTGCCCTGCCGCACCCCGGCGGGGCCGAGTTGCGCCCATTCCTTGTGGGAGATAGCGCGTTTCGCCGTCTGGGCGAGCTTGCGTAGGATCGCTGCGAATGCCTTGACCGTGGCCTCGTATTGCACTGGCGGCCAGCCGGTCCGGTGTGGGGCGTTCTCCTGCGGCAGGATCGCGACCTCTACCCCGATCGTCACCGGGTTGGCGTTGTCGGTGGGAATCCCGGGCCACGACCCGACACCGGCATGGTTGGCCTTGCCGATACCGCAGACCCATACATCGCCGTTGGGCCGGATCAGCAGGTGCGCGGCCAACCCCAGCGTCGGATGGAATGCGATCCCTTCTGGGGTCTCGTTGGCGTTGCCGGTGTGATGGAACACCGCGCCCCACAGCACGCCTTGGTCGCCTTCCCCGCGGTCTTTCCAGCCGTCCATCTCGAAAACGCGCAGCCCCTCGGCACGCAGCACATCGGCCAGCCAGTATGGGTCTCCGCGGAAGCCGGGCGCCGGTGTCAGCACATCCGGCGTGGTCGGCACGGACGGATCCACGGGCCCGCCGGCCAGCGCGCGACGCAGCACCGACCATGCTTCGCCCCAACGCTGCGCATACCGATCCGGGAACGCCGACTTTTGGACCTGCTGCACGACTTGCCCTGCCACGGCTGGGTTTCCAGCAGCGCGCCCGTAGTCGTCGGGCAGCGCGGCCAGGAACATGTCCGCGGAGTCGGCCAGGGTCATGCGTTTCCTGGCACCATTGAGGTCGCCGAACAGGCCGCCCCAGCCCCAGGGACGCCCTGGGGCACCAGGACGTGAGACCTGCTGCTGGAAATAGCCCGACGAGAGAGCATCGTCGGATTGCGAGTCGTGGTCGAACTGCTCGGTTTGCGGGTCTGCCGCGTTCCACGGGCACCACCACTGCCGCTCCCCGTTGTCGTCTTCGGCGCCGACCTCGACGTCGATGCACATGAGCGCCAAAACGGTGGCAAGCTCGTCAAGACCACGTGCCAGTGACACGGCGTGCACCTCGCAGGCGATCTGCTCGCGGCTGCGCAGCGGGCCGTCGGGCCGGAACCATACGAAACTCATCGGCTGCCACCACCGAAGAGCGGGACCAGCTGTTCAAGACGTTGCAGCAGTTGCCCGAACCGGCCGTCGAACAGCCGGTCATCGAGGGTGCCGGGGATGGCGTCGGTGAGCTTGTCCACCGATTCGTCGGCCTTACGCGCGAGCGCGGCGACCTCGGCACGCACATCCTGCCGGAAATCGTTGAGGAACTTCGTCAACAGCTCGCGCACGACAGCGCCGCAGTGTTCGCCGATGCTGTCGAACAACTCCCCGCGCCACTGAGCTATCCGGTCCTTGATCACCATCCGTACTTCCCCTTACCGATATCTGGATCAAAGTTGTCCATGCGGTCACTGACGTAATGGGCTGCACACCAACCAATCCGGAACGAGAACCCGGCCAGCGCGACGTAGAACAGCGGATACTTGACGAGCTGCACGAAGGACCGGGCCGACATCAGCCCATCTCCACGTAGTCAATGGCCGGGCCAAACCTGCGTGGCCCCAAGAGATCCTTGGAACCCTGCACGGAGATGATCAGCGACCGGTTCCCTGTTCCCTTGGGGGCGGTGGCGTTCTCGTCGTTCCACTCTTCGAGCAGGCTGCCGTTGCGGCGGAACGTGTGCACGTTCCCGACGAAGTTGTGCCGGATGACATCGCCAGCGCCGAAGGTGCCGATCGTCTTGACCACAGTGTCCACCCCGGCCCTCCGCACGATCCGCAGCGTCGATGAATCCATTTGCACCCCAACACCACCGGTGACAGCATTGTTGGACCCGCGCCCCAGGATCGTGGTTCTACACAGGTCACCGGTTAGGCTCGGCCCTGACCCCTGGCTGCCGATGCGGAACTCCACATAGCCGTCGTCGCGGTCCAGCGTGGCGACGTAGCGGGCGTCAGCGCCGTTCAGCTGCAGCGAGAGCAGCCCGTCCGGCACTCCGAGGCGGCACACATTGCCGACCACACTGGGCTTATAACCGTCAACGCTGGAGCTGATCACCCAGTTGACACCGAGATCGCCGTCAGCACGGTTGAAGTCGTCGCGGATCCGGTTCGCTGACCACACCAGAGTTTCGCCGAGATACGCCCGGGTAATGGCCTTCTCGCCGAGCATCATTGCCTTGATAGCGGTGCCGCCGAGGTAGATACCGGGCATCAGTCGCTCAGCAGGTAGAGGACGTTGGGTTCTTTGGTCGTCAGCGCTGTGTAGTCGGTCGAGGTCATGGGCACTGCGTCGAGCTTGATGGCGTTGCCTGCGCTGTCGTGGGCGGTGACAACACCGACGCCGGCCTTGGCTGCGGTGACAGCACCAGCGGCCAGCTGGGGTGTGCCAACGGCAGCGTCGTCGATGTTGACGGCCTTGACGCCCTTCGACGCGATCTTGGGAGAAGTAACCGCTCCGGCAGCCAGTTTCGGTTCGGTGACTGCTCCTTCGGCCAGCTTCGCTGTCTTGACCGCGCCATCGTTCAGGGTCGAGGGCGCGGCTTCGGCGATCTCTTCGCGCATCTCTGGTGCGAGGCGCTGGCCGCGCGGGGCCGACGTGTCGAGATACGGGACCACCTTCGCCATGCCGGGCAGGCTAAGGCGGCGGCGTGCAACTACCGGCCGCCGAAAGCCCGCGCGACCGCATCGAAGTTGGCCTCGACCTCGGCCGGATCTTCAAACCCGGGCGGCGGCGTGCGTTTGGCTTGGTATCCGTCGCCGTTCAGCGTCTCGGCGCCGTCTGTGGTCGGCGCATACAGCCGGTCCAACAGCTGCTCGCGCTCGTGCTTGTCCTTTTCCTCGTTGCCGGTGTGCAGGGCCTCCAGCCACACCTTCTCGGCTTCGTCGATCAGTGCGTGCATGTGCGGCAACTGCCGCATCGGATCAGCGATACCGTCGCCCCGCATCCGGGTCCGAATCGCCCGCCAGTGAGTAGCCGCCATCACACTTAGCGTGATGACGGCAAGGTAGGGCGGGCAGTGCCCCATGTCGCTATCGCGCGGGCAACCCTGCCCATGCTGTCGGCCGGCAGTTCGCCGCCCATCATGGTGACCAAGATGCGTTCGTGCTCGCCGGATTCCAGGTGGTTCTGCAGGAACAGTGTCAGGTAGCCCTGCTTGTCGACAACATCGATCTTGGCGTTCACCGACATGGCCAGCACCGGCACGGCGTTGGGCATCGGCCGGCGCGCCCTGACGACCCCGACACCGGGGACTTCGAGCGGGACGAACGGGCCCGTCTGCGGGGCCAGGTCCGCGTCACCGAGCATGTCGTCGAAACTGTCTGGCGGGTCGTACATGTGAACCTCCGAGGCGCAACTACTGGAACGTGCCGGGCACCAGGATCGATGCCGTGATGGAGCGGCCGGCCCAGGACGGTTCCTCCGACGCGACGAACGTGCGTTCCCCTGTCGGCCGCGGCGGGTTCGGCAGTGCGGCCACCGCGCTGCATGCCAGGTTCCCGTCTACGTTCTCCAGTTCCGTCGTCCCGGCCGGCACGGTCTGCGTGAGTGTGGTTTGGAGCGCGTTGTGCGGGATGTAGGACACCAACAGCAGCAGTTGTCCGGCGCGGTCGATCGATGGGCAGATATGGCCGTCGTAGCGTTCCCACCATCTCTTGCGTAGCGATGATGCGAACTGCCAGCCCTCATCGAGCAGCGGGTTGGCGCCGCGCACGGTGATCAGGTGTGCGATGGACTCAGCCAGTATGCCGTTGCCGAATGTGTAGGAGGCCGGTTCGGTGGCTTTGGCGGCCCGCACGTACACCTTCATGTGAGCGTCTTCCCAGCCGCCGTCGCGGGCGTGGACCTGTGTCCAGCCGGTCTGCTCGGGCTTGATGTCGCTGATGAGCCCGAACTGGTTGGATACCACCGCAATAAGCATGTCGCCTAAGGCAGTGCCCGCGGGCACATCGACGTCGGTGTGGAAGGTGTTGTTCACCGAGTGCTCTATCCCGACAACCGTGGGGGTCGACAAGACAGGTGGCTCACCGATGACCGGGGTGGCGTAGAGATCCAGTCGGGTGCCGCCGGAGATGAAGCCCGACTCGGTGTTTTGGTCGCCGCCATCGATCGAGGTGTTCTCCCAAAAGTCCGTCCGGAACCGCACCTCGACCCGGCCGTGGAACGTCTGCCCGGGTGCCACGATGCTCCAGCCGGTCCAGTGCGGCATCAACGGGATGCTGGCGGAGTTCTGCCGGATCTCGCTGACCCCGAATCCGGTGCCGAGAGCCAGGATTCCGCCCTTACCGATGTCGCCGCCGATACCGAACTTGCTGACCTCGGCCATGTCCCACGATGTCGGCACCGCCGCGGTTGCGGTGATATCGCGGCCGTGGAGGGTGAGCAGGTAGCCGCGGGACCGTGCCTGCAGCGTCACCTGGGCGCCCTCCCGGGTCACCATGCCGTAGACCGACTGCGGAATCGGTGTGTTGTTCGTCCAGGACACCACGATCGCGTGGACTGCGTCGTTCTTGTTGCCGCCACCTGATGTGTCGTAAGACTTTGACACCGAAGGCACTTCGGCGCCTTTGAGGTGGCGCATCTGCATCCAGGGCTGCGGAGCGATGGCGTCGCCGACGATCGCGAAGTGCTCGCTCATGCCGAACCAATCGGCATCGCGAACGCCAGCAGTCGAGTCCAGCGGGCTTGTGCTTCCCAGCGCGGCTCGAACTCTGAAGGGGTGGTCCATACACCTGGGGTTTGGACAGCGGCCAGGTATCGGAAGTGCAGGGAATCCTGCGCGTCGAGTTGGCCGACGTTGACCCAGGCTTGGGAGCTGTCTCCGTCAGCGAAGAACCGTCCGAACAGCAGCTTGTCCGCGGCGTTTTCGGGTCGGTCCACCTGTCCCCTGCCGCCGAATGAGTCCTGGATTACCGAGGGAAAGTCAGCTGTGGGCGACTTGCCGACAGCCCAGGACCAGGCGTCGTGAATCACTACGGTGCCCGGGTTTTGGGCAACGATGCTGCGGGGAGCCCGGATGACTTGCACGGTGATGTACACCGGGTCTGGGGTGTTGTTGAAGTAGGTGAGATCACCATCGATCATCGTCACCGGGTCGGGTGATCGGCTGATCTGCCCGTCCTTCTTGGACTGCAGGAATCGCTCAGCGACGATGCTGGGGAACCAGTTTCGCCTCATGTCGAGCCCGTTGACGGTGGAGAGCATGTACTCCGAGGTGCACACCTTGATGCTCATCCGGTCACCACGTTTCCCTGTTGCGGGAAGGCCCGCATTTCAATACGCGTCCAGTTCGCGCGGGCCTCGTGCTGCGGCTGATTCTTGTTCGCGTTGTTCGACCACGGCGGCGGGGTCCACACGTAGCAGCGGTACCAGAGGTTGAGCGTGGCCCCTGGATCGATCGGGCCCACCCATTCGTCCATGCTGTTGGCGTCGGCCCATCGCCACTGCCGGCCGGGGTTGGGCTCGGCGACGCTGTTCGTTCCCAAGTCCCAGGCCGATCCGCACTGGGAGTTGTAGATACCGGTGGTCACCGGCATGGCGGCGTCGGCGTCGATCGCAGTAGTCCACCGGTCGCGGAATTGGATAGCGTTCGGATTCGAGGTGAGCCATGACCGCGGCCCGCGCGTGACGCGGATCAGCACCATCTGCGGCAGCGGGGAATCGTTGCGCCAGGACGCTTTCTGGTCGATCAGCAGCTTGCCTGGCAGCGCGATAAGCGGCGCGATGATTGACCCGTCACCACCGGAGAGTGCCCGGATGTCGACAATAGGGCGTACCAGCGCCCACGGTTGGAGCCGAAGCTGACCGGCCGCATCGGTGGTGAGGTTCTCCCCGATGCAGACGTTCGGCTCGGTGTACTCCGTGATCGGCACGACCGTGAGGCTACGGAGCCGGGGTGAGCGTGGTCGTCAACGTCAGCCCGTCTGCGTCGGGCCAGTCGGCGACGAACGACTCCGTGCGATAGAGCGCCCCAGAACTCGCCGAGACGACCAGCCACGAGTTGCAGCCGGTAGCGTCGTCGTCGTCAAACACGCTGCGCAGCGCGATGGTCGGGTTCTCGGGATAGTCAGGGTGGATCTTCACCGAACCGCGCAGGTATCCGTCCATGGCGGCAGGGTAACGACCAGCAGTGCCAACTGTGCTCACGCGACGGCGAACTCAGCGCGGTACTCGGCGGGGGTCATGACGCGTACGGCTCCGGTCGAAGACACCACGATCCATCGGTCCGCGATCGCGATCAGTTCGGCTGAACCATCGCGGCGCGACAGCTGGATACGCCACGCCGTGGGGTTTTCGACTTCCTGCGAGCCGTGGATGATGCCGTAGTGCAGCTTACGAGCGGTCAGCAGCGAGTCGATCATGACGAGGGTCTGAGCGGCGCTTGCCGGTGTGCCATCGAAGTACATCGCCTGATAGGTGGTTTCTTGCAGCGGTACTGCTTTTGCGAATCCCATTGTTTCTCCTATGGTTTGGGCTCGACGATGAGGTTGCGGTCAGTGAATGTGGCGGTGCTGGTGCTGGTCTTGTAGACAGCCTTGACGGTGGTGGTGCCGGGAGAAAGGCCTGTCAGGTGGAATCGGCGTGCGATGGTCCCGAACATGCCGGACGTCACTGTGCGACCGTAGGCAGCGCGCGTGTCAGCGGCAGCCAGAGTGTTCGCGCCCGACAGCGTGAACCCCATATATCCGGTTTGGGCGGCTGCACCGCCCGATGAATAGGCCGCTGACACATCGATGGTCAGTTCGCCGCTGGCGGGAACGTTCAGAGTGACCGAGGGCCCGGTGGTGGTCAGGTCCACGTAGGAAGTGCTCGCGGTTCCTTGTGCTGTGGCCACCGCGGCGGACACGATGCGTGAGGGAGTTCCGGTGTCCAGGAACGCGAATTGCGACATCGACCCTGGCAGTGTGGAATCCGAGGACGCCCAGCCGCCGCCGCGATAGTTGGGCCCCATCAGTGAGGTGGCGCCGGAATCGTTGTAGGAGTCGAATGCGGTGCCGTTGACTCCAACGGTGAAGGTGCGTACGGAGTCGGAGGTCAGGGTGAAGGCGTTGAACGGGATGGCCGCGCCGATCGTTCCCGTCCTCCAGGCGGACTTCACTCCGGAGGCGACCCGGCCGAGCTCGTAGTGGGTGGCCCCGGAAACATCCCACACACGCAGGTAGACGTAGTCGGTGAATGTCGCGTTGGCGCGGATGATCAGCATATAGCCGCCGCCGGCGCCGCCAGGGGGCACGGTGCGCCACTGTCCGGCCGCGGTCATCGAATCGGTCTGCGCGACCCCGGTATTGAGCTTGAGCGTCGGCAAGATGAGGGTGCCCATGGCGGTGAACTGAGTCGGCACCGGTGCGCGGGCGCGTAACCAGATCTTGGCCGGCCCGCCGGTGCCGCCCTTGGTGTAGTTGCCCAAGAAGCCGCCGCTGCCGCCTGCGCCGCCACTTCCGGGACCACCAGCGCCCGCGTTGCCGGTTCCGCCGGATCCTGCGGTGAAGGTGTCCCCGAACGCTGACAGCGTTTGAGGGTTGATGGTCTTGCCGTTCTGGCCGCTGCCGCCACGGCGCGCACCTTCACCCCCGAGACCGCCTGCGACTGATGCAACGACCGCACCCGAGGGACTGGTGATCGTGGAGGTGTCGCCGGGGCTTCCGTTGTCGCCGAAACCGAGGCCCTCGTCTTGGCCGCCCAGACCGCCACCGCCAGCGAAGATCGAGTAGGCGCCAGGTTCGAGGGGGAAGCTGCCGGTGGCCCAGTTGGCCGGATAACCGCCGACACCGTAGGCGCCCGATCCTCCCTCGCCGCAACCGCCGCCACCGGCAGCTGGCGCGATGGCGTACTCGGCGCTGACCGCCCACGTCGGGGGTGTCCACGGCGCGGTCCCGGGGCCGGTGAACACCGTGGTTTCGGCGGGCCGGAAGGTCACCGACTCGTTGAATCCGCCCACGTCGGACAAGATGTTTTGCAGCGCACTGATTGCGGCCCCCTGAGCGTTGAGGGTGTTGACCAGCGCGGCCATCGCCTGGTTGGCCTGTTCCTGAGAGGCTCGTGGAACGTTGTTGCCGCCGAACTGATTGAACATCTGGGTGGGGATCGAAGCCAGCGCGTCGGCGAAGCCCTCCACTGCCTGCCCCACGACGCCCGGGGTGTTGCGGATGGCGTTGATGCCGGCATCGATGGCGCCCTGCGCGTCGCTCTGCGCTGCTGCCGCCGCGGTGGAGGCGGCGCTGGCGTCGGCCATCGCGGTTGCGGCATTCGTGCCCGCAGTGTTGGCCGTCGACTTGGTTCCCAGGAAATCTGCCACCGACGCCGCAATGTTCGCCCACGATCCACCACTGAGCCACGATGTCCAATTGCCCAGCCCCGTAGCCGCATTGGTCCCTGCTGTCGCCGCGGTGCTCTTGGTGCTCAAGAAGTCGGACACCGCGGCACCGACGTTGGCCCACGAACCGCCGGTGAGCCATGACGTCCAGTTCCCGAGGCCGGTATTCGCATTCGTCGTCGTACTCGAGAGCTCCGACCATTTCGCCGTCAACCAGTCGGTGATCGAGGTGAACGTCTTACCGTTGCCGCCCGTGACGGCCTCGGCGATCTCCTGCTCAGAAACCTGGCTGCCGCGCTGGCTCAAATCAACCGCAACGGGCGTCGGTTCCTGCCCGACTTCAAGCACTTCACCGGGGCTGGTCGCCATGAGTCGGCCGGCGACCGCGGACAGTACCCACTTCCCCACCCGGATTGTTCGCGGATTTTCGAGTGCTGAGAGCCGCTGCGCCACCTCGCGTGTCCACTCCTGGTCGGTGCGCGGCGCCTGGCCTGGAACTCGGCTCACTGTGTCACCGCCCCTTTCTGGGCGATCTCCACCAGTTCCGGTAGGTCGTCGTTGACCGAAGCCAGCGTGAGCGCCACGGCTCCGTCACCGGTGACTGTGACGTTCTGCAGTTCCATCAGTTGCAGCACCCCCAGTGCTTCGACGTTGAACCGTACTGACGGGATCAGCTGCGAAATGTCTAGCGGAGCATCAGGATGCAGCACGGCACCGTCAGAGAGCACCAAGGTGTCTTTGATGGCCCCGGTGTAGCGCACGTATTGCTTGGCTGCGCGGTCGACGTTGGAAACACCGAACATGTCGTCGATGTTGTTGATCGTCTGCAACCGCAGACCGCCCATCGGCACGCTGGCGCGAGCCAGGTTGTCGCCGCCGCGCAGTAGGACATCGTTGTAGGTCTGGCTGCCATCACGCACGATCGAGAACTCCCCGCCCGTGAAGTCGTTTTCGCCGAGCGCCACAATCGATTTGAGCTGGGCCGGGCCCAGGATGGGCACACCGCCCACGACTGTCCAGTGCAGCCCCAGCCCGACGAGCCGATCGAACGTCGCACTCATCATCTGCTCGTCGGCGATAGCCTCGAAATCGAAGTGGTCGCCGCGCGGGTCCACGCGTTCGATGGCTCGAGTGTTCAGTCCGTGGTGGGCGATCATCGCGGCCCACAGCTCGCCCGCGATCTTCGAGAGGTCGGCTGCATCCCAGTTTTTCGTCAACGGGCAGCGCGTGCGGGTCATCAACGCCGACATATCCCGCGCGGAAATGGAGGTTCGTGAGCGGCTAGCTGAGACCCGCTGGATGGGTCCTGACCAGTACAGCTCGCGGCCCTGAGCGTCGAACACGTCGATCCAATGCAGCCACGGTGTGATGTCCATTCGGCCGGCGTCGATCACGCTCGGCACGGTCATTTCCAGCACCGATACTTGCCGCTGCTCGCGGGTCCATTTCAACGACTCCTGATGCGTGGCCAGGAATTGGTCGAGCTGCTTGCCGCTGGCGGTGCGCAGCGACACGATCTGTTCAGAGCTGATGACCGGCACCGCTCACGGCTCCCGATCGGTGAGTGTCATGGTGACCTCGAATTGCGAAGTGCTAGCTGTTTGAACGATGAAATCCCAGCATGTTTCGCGGTCGATACGTGGTGGCCGCCAGGGCGCGCCGTTGGGGGTGCCGACGATCCCGACGGCGCGGTGCTTGCGGTCGTCATAGATGGCCCAGTAGCGCCCCGAGATGCCATCGAGGACCAGCTCTGTCAGTGGCGGCAAACCCGATACCTGCAGCGGGAATCGGTTGTCTTCGCAGCGCACATCGGTGCCGCACACCCGCAGAAACGCTTGCAGTGTCAACGGCGTCTGGCCGAGGTTGCGGATCGCGATAGTGACCGCGGTGTCCCGGCAACGGAACGCGTAATCCATGGTGGGGATACGGAAGCTGTACTTGTCGATCTCGCCGACCGGCAGGCACCCGCCGCACACCGGCGGCGGAGTGTCCAGGATCGCGATCTCCTCGGGCACGCAGTCAGCGGAGAACAGCACCGGCATGTCCGAACAGGTGGAGGGCTTTTCGCAGTCGGCAGCGTGAACCCAGTTGACCGGCTGCCTGGTGATCTCGTCCCAGTCGACCGGCACCCTTACCTGCGGCAGGTAGGCGTAGGGCGAGAGCACCGTCATTTCCCAGCTGATGCGATACAGGTTGGCTTGGTGATGCTGGCCGGCCTGGGTGTTGTATTCGGAGATGATCCGCGGCTCTTTGGTCAAGACAACGCCATGCACCTCACGCACCAACGATGCCGGATCGACGCCCGAATGCGCTGGGCTGGCAGCAAGATAACGCAGAACGCTGGTGTTGTCGTCGATGGTGTCCCGCAGGATGCAGGACAACCAGTCCATGCCGAACTCGACGCCAGCGTGAGTGCAGGCGATCATCAGCGCCTCGAACGTGAGGGTGCGTGACAGGTCTCTATGCGGGCCGGCCGCGGCCCCTGATCCGGTCATCTGGGTGATGGGCCGTTCTACCGGTGTTGCTCCCAGGCCGTCGATTTTCATCACCCATACGCCGCCGAACTCTGTGGATTCGGGCAGTTCGGTGCTGTACCACGGTGCCAGCTCGGGTCGATAGATGTTGTCGCCCAAGAATTCCCGAAGACCTGGCCACGAATCATCGTAGGTGACGATTGTGGAGCACGACCCGCAGAACGCGATGGGACCCCAGCACGTGCCGTTGATCTCAAACAGGCCGGGCCCCAGCCGGCGGGCACCGTTGGGCGGCGTGAGCAGGCCGGGGCTCACTTCGGTGGAGCTGTCGGGGATTTCGTAGAACCCCGGAAATTCGGTGGATTCGATGAGCGCGCAGTCGATGCTCGGATCGTCGCCAAAGACACCGATGTCGCTGGTTGGCACATCCTGGCCCAGGTGCGCGATCACCCGGGAGCTGTTGGCAATCTCCACGCCGTTGAGGGCGAAGTATCCGCGGTAGGCCATCAGCTCATCAGCTCCAACAGTCCGGCGCGGACGTTCTCGCCCGCTCGTGGGCCGCCCTCGACGTTGATCTGCGCGGTCACATACGTGGAGTTGCCGCTGGCGCCGCCAGGGTTGCGTTCCAGCGCGGCGATCATGCGCTCGAACAGGATGGTCTGTTGCGGCGATAGGACGCGCTCGGGCCGGATCGTCGCCTTGGGCATCATGCCGACACCGCGCGCGAGGCCGCCCTGATCGAATGATCCGCCACCCAGGATGGCCAGCAACGGCGCGAACAGGCCCGTCAAGCCGCCGCTGAGTGCACCGATGATGGCCAGCGGAATTTCGAGCGCTGCGGTGATCGGTGCGGCGATCAGGTTCTCCAGCAGCCCGCCACCGAAGATGGCATTGACGATGTCCGGGAAGTAGCTTTGCAGCCCTTCGCCCAGCATGTCGATGATCACCCCTGCCGCCTCGACGGCCAGCTGGCTGCCGATCTCGGCGATGATGTCCACGCCCGCCTGCCCGCCCGAGCTGATGAGAGCGGACACAATGCCGCCAGCGCCCGGTGCTTGGGTGTTGACCGCAGCGCCGGCCGCCGATGCTCCCGCTTGGATCGCGGCGTTGGCAACGGCTTTCGCGATCGGCACGATGACCTTCTCGATGATGTACTTAATCAGCGCCTCGATCACAATCTTGAGGATCCGGATGCGTTCCTGTGCCGCTTCTTCCTCGCTGGTGGATGAGCGGTCGACGAGCGCCGAGGTGTCGTTCATCAGGCGTCCGCTGGCATCGAATGCTTCGAAGTCGCCGCGGAACTGACGGAACTCGTCGGTCATCTCATTGAGGGTGTCTCGGGCCTCAATTTCGACACCCAGCACCCGCAGCAGCACACGCACCAGCAGGTTGACGATGGCACCCAGGATCGGGATCTGCGATACGCCAAAGAATTCCGCGCCCACCGTGTCGTTGACGTTGACGCCGCCGCCGGTGGCGAACCCGCGCACACCACCGTGGCGGGCAAGGGCGGCCCGGAACGCGTAGACACCAGCATGACCGCCCATGCGGGCTACGTCGTCGGTGGTGAGCACGTGTTCGTTCGGCATGAGCAGCGCCGGAACGGAATCCTTGCCCGGGATGCCGCCATACACTGGGCCGCCGGTGGCGAAGAGTGCGCCGGCGATGTTGCCGCCGATGCCGGCTGCAGCTCCCCCACCGCCGCCGTCGGCTGGGATCGCGCTGCGGACCGCATCGGCGATCGGTGGTGCAGCCGCCTGCCCCAGGGCGGTACCGATCTGGCCGCTCACGCTGTCCTTCAAGCTCTCCAGGGCCGATTGCACACCCGCCTTGACGACCGGCTCCAGCGCTTCCTCGTTGAGTTTGGCGTTGGTCTGCTCGATGACATCGACGAGTTGTTCACGCATGGCGGACAGTTGGGCGTTGACGCTGGTGAATGTCCGGTCAAGTAAGGCGCCCGTGTCGGAGAACATGCGTCCGCTGGCGTCGAAGGCCTTGCCGTCGTTGGTGGTGAGTTCTCCTGCGTCGCCGCCGGCGCGGGTGAAGTCCTCGACATTCAAGCCCATGGCCTTGGCAAGTGCCAGCGGGTTGCGTTCCTTGACGAGCTGATTGAGCTCGGTGTAGGTGGCGTTCTTCTTGTTCCAGGGCTCCTGGCCGAGCCCGGCGACCGCGCTCATCACGTCGCCTGCGACGTTCGACGCGGCTAGTCCACCCGACTGCGACAGCGCACCAAGCATTTGGTCGCCCATGCCGCGCATTTGGCCGTCGAAGTTGGTCACGTAGACCGGGACCACGCCGCTGCCCGTGCCGGCCAGACCGGGGGCACCGCCTGGCATCGGCAATCCGGGCATGCCCGTCGCCGCGCCGGCGGCGACCTTGGCGTGGATGTGGTCCTGATGTCCGGCGACGGTGGAGCTGTTGCCGTTGAAGTCTTCCCACTTGTCGCGCCAAATTGTTGAGTCCAGGCCCAGCGCAATGTAGTTGGCGCGCAACGCCGCGTTGATACGGTCGCCGAGTTCCTTGTTTTGGCCGACCATGATGTCCAAGGCGCGGCCGCTCGGGTGGTCGGAGATAGCGTCCTGGCGCACTCCCCCTATCTCGCGGACCTCGGGGAAGTTGGTGGCGATGAAGTCCCACAGCTGGTTCGCGTTGGGTTGCAGCCCTGACTTGGAGCCCTTCGGGCCGCCGCCTGCCGGGAGCGCCGCGATTGCGGTGCCGTTGGGAACCGCTGTCCTGCCGAGCTTGTCACGGAACGTCTGCAACGAGCTGATCAGCGCGCTGTTACTCGAGTTCAGGGAGCCGGTATATCCGCCGCCGCCGATGATCTGCTCAACCAGCGCGGCGATAGCGTCGTCTCCGAGGGCACCCCGTTTCTTGTTCCGTGCGGTGGTGATCGCCCGGATGACCGGGTCATTGGCGTCCAGACCAGCACCGACGAGTTCGGCTGTCAGGTTGCCGCTCTTGGCGAACTTTGACAGCAGCGCCGCGTACTGCGCGTATCCGCCGGCACCCACACCACCGATTCCGCCGATACCGCGGGGCAGGTAGGTGCTCGGGTCCTCGCCAATCCACTTCGCCGGGTCTCCTCCCAGCGCTTGGATCGCCGCCGCGGCGGCCTCGTAGCCGGGATTGCGTGCCTTGATCGGTGTGCCGAATGGCCCCATCCGTGCCGGCGAATTGCCGGTGGCCGATGCGACGCCGTCGGAGGCGATGGACTTGATGGCATCCGAGGTCGCGGGCAGCGGGCCGCCACCCTTGCCTGCCAACAGGTCCCGGATTTGTCGCAGCACTCCGAGTTCGGTGTTGTCATCCACGCCAGGAATACCTGCCACCGCACCGACCACGCCGCCGTCGGCGTATCCCCTGCGGGACAGGCCGCTACGGAACCGGCTGTTGATGGCGTAAATGGCTGCAGCCCCACCCAGGCCGCGCACAGCCTCGGGGATGAGCACGCCCTCGCCGCCGGACATCGGTACCAGCATGTTGTCGACACCGGGAGACCAACCGGGCAGCACGCCGCCGTCGGCGCGGCCAGGCGGCACCGCGGGAGTCATTCCCTGCGCCTGGATCATCATGGTGATCGTCTGCTGCTTGTACTTGAGGATGAACGCTTCGACCTGGGCTTGTGCCGCACTGGTGTTGGCCTTGACCTGGATCTCGTTCTCCGAGACCTTGGTGATCTGCACATCCAGGGACTCAAGGTTTTTCATCACTTCGGGCGACGGGTCTTTGATCTTGACCTCACCCTCGGGCAGTGCCTGGATGTCCGATGCCAACTTCTGGACGTTGGCCTGTACCTCGGGCAACGCACCGGCGCCGATCAACTGACCGAGGTTTGTTCCTTGCGGGGCGGGGACGTTTTGCCCCGTCGCGCCGGGTATCGGCAGGAACGTGGTCGGTTGCTTCTGTGGAGGCGGAGCAGGGGGCGGGAGCGTTGGTAGCGGGAACGAGGGGGTGTACGGCGTCACGCCGCCCAGGTTCAGGCCGGGCAGTGGTTGACCGTCGGGACCGATCACCGCGCCGTTCGGGCCGATGCTGTACCCCGGAAGTTTCCCCGCCTGAATCTGCGCGAGCATGCCTTGCGACAGCGACGGTCCACGGTCGACCGGAAGCATCGTCTTGAGGTCGATGCCACCGGGGGAGATAACCGGCGGCGGTGGGTTGTCATGGTCCTCCTGCCACGACTTGTCCCACTCGGCTTTGCCTTCTTCCAGGCGCTTGCGAGACAGCTCGAACAACGACACACCGGCACCAATCATGGCGCCGAGCGCAGCACCCCACGGACCGCCCATCAGGCCACCGGCGAGGGCACCGCCACCGATGTTGGCGGCGAACCCTCCGGCCTGCGCCAACCCCGAATCCGAGTTGATCAAGCCGCCGCCGATCTGGAATGCCGCCGCGCCGATGCCCAGACCTGCCAGCGCCTTGTTGATTCCCCCTGCCGCTGTCCCTGCTTTCCCAGGTAAACCGTCCAGGGCCGACCCGATGCTGTTTATCCCGGACAGAACCGAGGTAATGCCGGAGATCGTTCTCCACGCCAGGAATGCTGTGACGACACCGGAGATGCCGCCTGGCATCGAGTTGAGAAGGTCGGTAACCATTTTGAGGATCGGTAGCAGCACCGCGGTCCACTGCTTCATGCCGTCGTAAACATCACCCAGGAGCGAGGCGACGTTGCCCAGGATCGGCATCCACTGCTTGATCTGCTCGCGTCCCTCGGTGAAGAACTTGATCAGCTTCTCTTGGCCCTTGTCCGATGCCAGGAAGTCGGCCAGCGCGCCGGACCCGCCGTCGAGTGCGGACAACAGACCGCCGTCGCCGCCAGCGGCTTTGGTGATCGAGGCGATGATCTTGCCGATGTTTAGCAGTGTGTTGCCCAGATGGTCGGCACCCTCGATGCCTTCGGTGATCCATTTGTCGAGGTTGCCGTTCTCCACCGACCGGGTGATCCAGTTGTCGAATCGCTTTGTGACAGCGGTCAACCCGTCGGCGATACGCGGCAGGAAGTCGCTGCCCTCGGCGGTCAGTGTGCCGAAACCGTGGATCAGCGGTTCGATCGCCGCGTTGGCGCGGTTCTGCGCGTCGGCGGTGTTGCCGAACAGCTTGTCCAAGATTGACTGCGAGGAGTCCAGGCCGCCGACGCGGCCCAGCTCCTTGAACGTGGCGTTCCATGCCTTCGCGATGCCGCCGAGGCCCTTCTCCAAGGTGGGTATCGATTTGTCGGTCAGTTCGGTGATGCTCTGATCGACGCCTTCGAACATGTTCTGCGCCACGATGTCGCGCTGCAGATGCTCCAGCTGAGGGCGCGCGGAAACTATGGCCTTGACGACGCCCTGGACCGCCGGGGCAAGGCCCTGCATGGCCTCGGCAGCTTTCTTGATGTCCTTCGGGTCGCCCGACTTCGCGGCCTCCCACGATGCCTTCACCGCGTCGGACAGGCCGTGGAACCCCAACACCGCGGTGCCGATCGACGAGACCATGCCGCCGATGACGCCAGGTACAACGAATCCGACCTGGACGAGCTGCTGCAGTGCCCCGGTGAGGTTGACAACGGCCGTGGTCGCGGCCGGAAGGCTGCCGACACCGAGTGAAATCGCATTCAATCCCACGGGGCTGGAAAGGAAACCTCCCCTACCGCCATGCCATCTGACACCGCCGCCAGAGCCGCCGCCTCCCCCACCGCGGCTACCGCCGCCTGGCGGTGGTCCGGCCGGGGTCGGTGCAGCTGCCGCGGCGATCCGCGCCGCCGCGTTCGCTTCCCAGGCTGCTGTCTGCTTTTGGATGGCCCGGGTGGTCGCGTTGATCGACCGTGTCGAAACGCTCTCGCCAGCACGCGCTTTGGCTGCCGACTTGGTGTGCTCGTCACCGATGTCCTCGACCGCTTCGGCAACGGCCCTGGCTGCCGCTGTCTGCTTAGCGGAGGACTTTTCAGCCGCACGCGCGGCCTCGACATACTCACGCTCGATTCGATCAAGCTGCGCTTGAAGCCTCGCCATGGCGGGCCCCATGTGCTTTTGCACAGCAGCAGTGATCTCGTCGTCAAGGTTCGAACCGTCGATCGACAGATCAAGGCGAATCGAGCCGACGGGCGTGGTCACCGGCTCAAGCTAGCGAGGTGGGGTGCTACTTCTCGGCCTCGCTGTTCACCGCTTCCGGTGCCTTCGACACCTTTTCGAATTGCTCGACACCTTCGTTGAGCAGCGCGCCGATCAGCTCCCCGATGGTGTTGGCGTTGTATCCGGTGTCGTCCGGGTTCATCAACCGCGAGTAGACGTGCTCGTAGGTGTCCTCCGACAGATGCCGGGCGATGAACAGGCCGCTGATCTCGTTCTTCATCTTCGCCGGAACGTACTTGCCCATTCCCAGCGACAGCGCCGACATGGCCTGTGGTGTGGGAACCCGGATTTCGAGCTTGTCGCCACCAAACTCCAGGAACTCGTGCGGCCACCCGCTGGGCGTCGCTACCTCGCTACTGGCCCGGACCGCTGGCAGCGCATCACCGTGGGCAGCTGGTTCAGTGACTACCTGCGTATTAGGCGCGATGACATCTTGTTCGACGGCGCCGGCTGCTGCCGGTTCGGCCGGTGCAGGGGCGGACGGCTGGAGAGGTTCCGAGGCGGGTGTGGTCATGGCGCGTAGCGTGCCGAGCAGGGGTGCAGCCGAACGATTCACTCGCAGTGAATAGTTGGTCAGCGTTCCCGCGATGCCACTCGCATTCCGGCGTTGCGCAAGAACGGTCGCGCCTTCGTTCCCGGGTGGTGCACCAGCTTTGCGAACACCGTGCGCCCGCCTATCTGGAACCGCAGCGCTTTGGCGTTGCGTGGCCGGATGAGGTGAGGCCGCGAGCCCTCGTGGACGTATAGCGCGTAGCGGGCGTTGTTGCCGACGCTGCCGGAAATCGTTCGGGGGCCGGTGAAACCGATGTGTCCCTCGTTGACCTGGCGGCCGAGGTTGCCGGTGCGAACGGGGGCGTCGACGCGTGCCTGGGTGGCGATACGTCGCTGCAGGGACGCCATCCGGCGCCGGCCGAAAGACCGGGTCTGGTCGTTGAGCTCTCGTTCGTGAAGCTCGAAGCGCCCTCTAACTCGCGCCATCGGGCTTCGTCTGCGGTGCGTCCGGGTCGGCGGCCGGCGACCGGCGTGCGCTGCGGACACGCTTGGCCGAGGTCTCCGTGTCGGCCTCGGTGTGCGGGCTGTCGGCAGCGGAATCCGGCTCGGTCTCCTCCGATGTTTCGGCTTGCGCGGTGCTTTCGCTGCTGGACTCGTTTCCGGGGGCTTCAGGTTCGTCGAGGCTGCCGTCCACCACGACGGCGCCACCGATCTGCACCAGCTTGCGGACCTCGTCGGTGACGGCCACTGTCTTGCGCACACCCCGCGCCAGAACCGTGGTCGGTGTCAGGCTTCCCTCGATCGTGACGTAATGCCCCACAGCGCACCCTCTCTCATAGCGACACGTAGGCCATACCGGTCCACGCGATCAGCCCGCCCTCGGGCCCTTGCGGCGCGATGGTATCGGTGGCTACTGCACGATCGGGCTTCGTCAGCGCGGTGGCCGCCAGACACAACGCCGTTTCGATCCGGAACGAGTCATCCAGGCTGATCTCGGCCTCCGATTCGAGCACCGGCCACTTCGGTTTGGCTGACATGTCCGCGCACCGTGCGATACCGATCTCGACCGCCAGTGCCCGCACCACATCAGCGGTCTTGCAATCCCGGGCGGCAACGTAGGCAGCGGGAAAATCACTGCGCCGGCTGCGGTATCGGCGATCCACCCGCACCCAGAGCAGCGGCTCTTTGCAGCCCGCCGCCGGCCCGTGCTCGGGATCCCAAACGGACAGCGGCAGCGGCCCGTCGCCGGCGAAGAACCGCACATCCTTGGAGCCGCCACCGAGCGGCGGTTGGAACGAATCTGCCGGGTTAAAGGCCTTTTTCATCGCGTTGATGAACTCGTTGACGATGTCGGAGGCTGGATCGTGGGGATTCACAGCACCTCCGGTGCCTGCTGGAGTCGATGCGGATTGACCGCGGACAGCCACAGGTCCACCTCGCTTAGCCCCGTCTTGCCGGCGGCGAGGATCCTGGTCGGATCGAATTCGTGGCTCACACCGCGGCGGGTGGTGGCCACCACGGTGCGCGGCAGGCGGCATGTGTCTTCGTCATCGCAGGCGGCAACAAATTCGCGGGCCAGTTGGCCTACCAGTTTGTCGACGCCAGCTGGTACGGGGTTGCCGCGTGCGTAGGTCACCGACCAGGTTCCGGGCTCCCCGAGCGGCCTGCCGAGATCTTGGCTAGGCCATGCACCGTCCTTGCGGTACAGGGCGTTTCCCTCCAGCTGGTACCCGGACTCATCGAGCACCGCGCCGTCGATCCTCACGTCGGTGATCGATGCGACCGGGCCCGGCAGATGCACTACCCGCGGGCCCGTGACCGAGCAGCCCCCGATACAGCCACACGGCCAGTTCACCCATTGGCCGGCATCGAGTGTCAGAACGGTCGAGCTGTATCCGAATCCCTGCGCGTAGGAGCGACAGGGCCGCGCTGTGGTCGCGCAGGCGCCGAACTGGCGGCCGGACAGCGCCCACAGCACGTGCACGGCAATGTCTTCGGCGTTGCTGCGCCGCACCAGTTCCAGGTTGTGGGCCGCTTGTTCCTCCGCGGTCGGGCTGGTGCCGAGTTCGGGCAGCGGCGGCAGACAGCTCCGATCGATCGGCCAATCGCAGGACATGAGGCACACGGTAGGAGTCGGGGGTGCTTACACATGACGAAACGCCCGGGGGCCGTGACACCCCGGGCGTTTCGCTCGCCTGCTCCCCTACGCCGGTGTGACGGTGGCGGCACCGCCAGTCAGGCCCGTGCTGTCGGCGCTAAGCGCCCCCAGAGCCGGGTCGAGCTTCACGGTGTAGCTGCCTGCCGTACCGGAGACCTGGACCTGGCCCACCTCGACGTTGGGCAGCGCCTCGATCCCCGACTGCACCGCCGCGGGCAGCGCGGTGGCCGCGATGTCGGCGGTCGGCTCAGTGCCGACCTTGGCCTTCCAGTTCCCGGTGCCGGTGACCGCGACGGTATACGTCTTCGGCTTGCAGATCGGCTGCGGCGGAGCCACATCAGCGGCGTCCACACCGAAGTACGCCTTACCCGGACCGGTGAAGATCGACTGCACCGCCAGCTCGCACGCACCCTCGGTGGGCGCCGGCGGCGGCACCGGGGTCCGGAACAGAATCAGGTGGTTGTCCGAGTCCTTGCTGTACATGGGAACCAGCAGACGCCCCGGTGTGCCGGCGGGGTCGATCGCGGCCACGTTGTACGGGCCCCGTCCCCAGCGCTTGGGCGCGATCGTGCGACCCGTCAAGGTGAAGTTCGACGCCTCGGCGCCAACAGGGATTGCGCCCGAGACGAACTCATTGCCCGCAAAAGCGAGATAGCCGTATTGGCGTCCGGATGCCGCCGCGGAGAAGATCGAGTCATCCAGCGGCTCGGGGCAGTCGTCGTCGCCCTGGCCGCCAGTCCAGATCTCGAACATGACGCCCGACTTGTCATCGACGGACTTGCTGTCGATCACGCCGATCGGGTTGCCCTCATGGTCGAGCACCCGCGCCCAGCCGAGGATCAGCGACCACAGGTCGGGGTCAACGCCGCACAACTGCAGTTCGGTGTTCCACCAACGGCGTTCGGCCGGGGTGCGATCACTGATGCACTCCTTGCCCGCGGCGTTCTCTTGGGTGATCTCGTTGGCTTCCTTCATATTCGGATCCAGGTTGACCCGAATGAATCCCTCGGTGACGATGCGGTTGGCGTTGCCCTGGATGGGCAGACCGCACGAATCCACCTTGGTCACGCGGAGCGCATAGCCCTTAACGACTGCGAATGCCATGTGCTGGCTTCCTCCTGCTATCAGGCGCTTCGCGCCGGTCCATTACGTTTTCCGAGGCTGCGGCGAACAGTAAAAGGACGGGGTGCATCAGATCTCGTCACGTAGCTCAGCCGGGACCGCCGGTGTCTGCTTGCCAGGCGCGTGACGCAAAGCCCAGAGCATCCACTCGCGGATGTGCCGCACAGCGGCCCGAAGTTTGGAGTTACTCAGGTCCCTTTCGGTTTCCACTGCCCGTAAACGATTCTCGAGGTTGCGTACTCGCTTTGAGGTCAGCCCCTGCCATGCGCCCAGGATGGCGACGATCACTCCACCGACAGCTTGGATCTGGTCTGGGCTCACTCGAATGACCTTCGCCGATGTAGTGAGGCAGTCCCACGCTCACCGACATGCACTGCGGCCAGGCACTTGGCGAAGCTCGCCGCTGCCATACCGCCCGCGACGCTGGCCGCAGCGAGCCACGGAAAGTACCGGGCGTCAACAGATTGCGTAGCTTCGGCACCAACACCGAGACCGCCACCTACAAGGAACCCTTGTGCCGCAGAACTCACGGTGCGCTCCACCGCGTCCTTCCAGAACTCCCGGGTAAACAGATCGCTCACGAGTTCATCGCCTCTGAAGCGTGCTTAGCGATGGCCGCGAACACTGCTTCCTTGTTGGGCAGCTCCTTGGTGTCCAGCCCCTTTGACGCGGCGTAGGCATCGAGCTGCGGCCGCTTCCAGTCCAACTCAGGATCGCCCTCTGGCCAAGCCTTCGGCGCGAAATCACCTGTAGGAAGCGGCTCCTGGGTGGGGTCGCCGATGGCTGTACCTTCGGCGTCGGTCGAAACCGGTTCAGCGAGCGGCAACGCCGCGCCCGAGCCGTCGTCGCCCGTGGTCGCGTCGGTCATTCCTGCTGGCGGTGGTCCATCGTTGGAGTCGTCGGCGTTCACTTCGTCGAGCAGTCCGGCCTCGCGGGCATTGCCTTCCGGCACTACGTAGACAGCGCGCGGACCCTCGCGGGTCAGTTTCTCGATGGCCTCGGGCGGTGTGCCGACTTCCAGCAGCTTGGCCAATCCGGGGCCGCGCAGCGTCCCGTCGACGAAATCGATGGTGGCGAAGCCTTCCTTGACCACAACTTCCACACCAGCAGGCATGACGTCCAACCCTTCTACGTGATGTTCACGGCGCCGATCAGCGCCTCATATCCGACGACCAGCGACCGCTCGGCGATGGCCTTGAATTCGTTGTGCTGCAGGCTCGGCGCATCGCGCAGCTCCACTGGTCCGCGCCAGCCGTAGGTGGGGCTGGTGGCGATCAGCTTGGCGCCCAGCGCCGAGACGTAGCCGCCGCCGAACACCCAGGTGTTACCCAGCGGTGAAACCAGCCGGCCGTTGTTGTAGCGGATCAGATTCGCCTGTGCGGCAGGGGCGGCCAACTCCGCCGACGCGTGAATGACCCCGACGGTGCCGGTGTCCGCGATCAGCGCCTCGATGGCGCCGATAGCTGCCACGATTCCCGTCTTAGCCGCGGGCGTCCCGGCATCGAGCAGCATGCGGGCCGCGAGCGTCTTCTCCGTCTGGATAGGCTCCAGCACGCGGTGTACTTGCTGTGCCCGGACCCGGATCTCATCGCGGCTCCGCTTGAGCAGACTGCAATCGTCCGATGCGTACGTGGTCTGCGCAATGAACGCATCTGGGAAGGCAGGACGCTCACCCTTTTTGACGTCGGCGGGTTTGAGCTCAGACTCGGTGGCGTTCCAGGGTGCGCTCCAGACGCCGAACTGGGTGCCGCCGCCGTAGTTGAAGACTCGGAATTCGACACCGGATGGCAGCCAGCGCAGCGGTCCGCTCTCGTCGACCCACTGGGTGGCAGCGACGAGCCCGTTGGGTGCCGGGTTGACCAACGGTGCGTCAAACTGCACCGGGGATAGTGCTGCGGTCATGTGGCGCGATTCCTCTCTGCCGGGAAGGCGGGCGGACGTGAAAGCCTCGGTTGTTCACGTCCGCCCGCCTCGTCCAATGCGATTCGCCGGGGTCCGCTACGGGGTCACAGGCGGCGTATTGCACGCCACGGTCTGACGAGCGCCGATAGCACCGGACACGCAGATCGGCAGCCGCACGATGATCGACTGGTCGCAACGCTTGCCCACCTGCAGCGAGTCCTCGGTGAACACGTGGGTGTACTGGTTGAGTTGCAACTGCTGCAGCGGGTACTGCACACCCAAGGTGATGACGTTGTTCATGGTTCGGAACCAGGTGCCGGCCGGATACAGCATCACGTCGACCGTGGCCGGGTACACCACCGTGGCCATGTTGCCGGGCTGGCCCGCGCCGCGGGTCTGCCAATCCACCACGTACTGCAGGTAGATGTCGCGGACCGCCAACCAGTTGTCGATCTCCGCGTTGGTGACGGCCAGGAATTCCTTGCCCTCACGCAGCGCAAGGTCGGCGCGCAGCACCTCTCGGAACCACACCGGCGCAACGCCTTCGATAGTGGCGTTGTCTGCGAGCCCCTTGTTGTACCGAAGGTTCGACGCCTGCAGCGCCAGACCGTTGAGAACGCCACTAGTTGCTCCCAGCACCGACCCGGCAGGAACCGCGATCGGAGTGCCCGACCCAGCGACCATCTTGCCGATGGAGATCTGCGAGACACGGTGCTGGTGGGCAACCTGGATCTGCTGCAATGCGTTCTCGATCGCCTCGGGCCAGGCTTGGCGCATCAGGATGCCGGCCTTGGCCGCCCAGCCGATCGCCTCCAGGCGCCACTCGATGAACTCGTCCGGGCACGGCAACTCGATGAGCTTCTTGACCGCGGTCGGATCGCCCTGGGCATTGACGGCTTCGAGTTCGGCTTCGGTGAAGTGCCACAGGTTGTCCAGCAGCGCCGACACATCGGGGCTGATCGGGACGCGGACACCTCCGCGAGAGAAGTCGAACGGGAAGTCCGGCAGCGACAGCAGATTCGACGCCTCGGGCACACCGCAGAAGGTGTAGACCTGCTGCGACGGGGCGCACCAACCACCAGCAGCGACCAGGCCCTTCGCGTTCACTGGGCCGTGGCCTGGGATGTCACGGCCGATGGCATCCAGAACCGCGAGCGCCTCATGCTCATTGGCAGGCGCCGGAATCTCCGGAGCCGGCCGCGTCAGGCGTGCGATCGCCTGGGTCGCGTAGTTGCCGTCAGGGCTCGTGCCGGTGCGCTGACGGCCCGAGACGGACCCTGCACTTACAGAGGCGATCGACTGAGCGATCTCGGCGAAACCGACCTTCTTGGTGCCGAACTCGGCGTACTTCGGCGCCGACTGCAGCATGTCCCAGCCCTTGGGCGTCTCACCGCCGGGGGTGCCGGCGGGGATCTCACTGTTGCGGACCGCGCCTGCGAACTCGACCTGGCGGCCCGAACCTGCGGCAGCGGTGACGGTTTCCGATTCCGCGGCAGCTGCCGCGGTGGCGGCTTCGGCCTCTGCTACCACTTCCGCTGCAACACCACCGTCACCGTCTGCGGGGGCTGCCTCGTTGTCTGTCGCGGTGTCGGCTGCCGGCTCGGGCTCGGGCTTCTCGGTCGCGGCATTCGCGCGGTCGAGTAGGGCGTTGAGGTTCTCGGTCTGTGCCTGATCGGCGGCGGCGATCGAATCGCGCTCGGTCACAACCTTGTCGCGGCTGTCGAGCAGGTACTCGAAACGCTCAGTCTCCTCAGCGCTGAACTCGTCGTTGGCGGCGGCGCGGGCCTGGAATACCCGGATCTCCGCTGTCACTGTGGCAGCCAGCTCGTTGAGCTCGGCGACGGTGGCGGGCAGCGGATCGGGCAGCTTGTCGAACTTCACTGCGTGCTCCTGTTCTCAGAGTGAAACTCTCGGTCTGTTCGATCGCTCCCCGGCACATAGCGCATGGCAGGAACTCTCTTGGCCGCAGAACGTAGAGACGGTGCGTGCACACGCTTTTCGAGTAGCAGCCGCCAAAAGAGAAACCCGCAGGTCAAAGACCTGCGGGAATCCCTCTGCGGTTAACAGCCTTTAAGAAACTCAGCTGGTGACGAGCTTGATGGTGCCGCCACCATTTCGGCGTTGTTCCTTCTTGGCCTCGATGAGCGTCAGGAACGAAGTGACCGTCTTATCTGGCGCGGTGTATTCGAAACTCTGCACCGTCGCACCGGTAGACGTGACCGAACCGGCGCGTGTGCCCCTGCGGCATCCGCACCCCATCAGGCACGCTCCAGCAGTTGGCTCATCCGCTCGGCTAGCGATGGCTCCCCCGGCAGATCCCCAACGGCCAATGTCGCACGCGTGAGCAGCGCGGCCCGCTTGGCAGCATGGGCGGATTCGGCCAAGGCTTCGGTGACGGCTGCCTTGATGTCATCGCGAGACAGCGCTGTAGTGCCGGATGCTCCCGGGCGCGGCGACATGGAAGCCACCAACGACAACGGGTTGCCTTGTGAGTCGGTTGTTCTGCGGCACAGGAATCCTGGTGTGTTGACTGCCAACACGGCAACGAGTTCGAGGTTTCCGCCGTAGGGGCGCCAGTCGCCGGACAAGGGCGCGGCCAAGCCCATCTCGATCTTGTCCGGTGTCGCCCATGGCGCTGCGACACCCGACACCCAGATGCCGTGGGCGTCCTCGCCTGCTCGTACGAGCGCAAAGCACGCCTCGGCGTTGTCGTAGTGCGCCTGAGCTTCGGCGTTGCTCACTCGAGACACCGGTGCGTGTCCGATGCCCACGGTCAGCCGACCCACCGATAGTTCAGTGCCATCGGAAAGGCGCACCGGTGGCGAGGAGTGGAAATGTGCATAGCCGGTGTGCGACCGCGGGGGCGAGATATGTCCGAGGCCAACGGAACGATGCTTTTCTTTGAAGGTGGCGACGTGTCCGAAGATCCGCCCCGTTTCGGGGTCGATCGACAGTGGAGTGGGTCCAGCGAGCCCGGGGTCGGAGAACAAGACCGGGGCGTACACGCGTGGTTGGAATTTGGCGGCCATCGACGCAACCAGTGCCTTGTCGCGCGCCTCGCGTTCGGCGTTCAGGGCAAACCTTGTCTGCCCGAATGCAGGGATGGCCACGATGGTGGTGGCGAGTACTTCGGCAGCCGTTGTAGTGGCGAATATCTCGCGGTCAGGGTCGTAGTTTTCCTCTGTCACTACTGTGCCGTCTTGGTACGTGGCGATCATCGTGACATCACCCAGATCGACGGACGGATTGCACACACCATGACTCACTAGGTCGATCGCTTTGATGGCGTTGTCGTTGTTGAGCATGTAGCCGTCCGCACGAACCTCGCCGTCTTTTAACCGGATCGCCTCGATGACGCCGACTGTGACGGACCCGTAGTGGCCGCCTTCCATTTTCTCGCACCACTGCAACGGCATCGGGGTGTCGCGGAACGTCAACTCGATGTCGGCTGCAAGCATCCGACCATCCGACGTCGGAGTACCGGTCACCGCGAATAGCGCGTCGGTAAACGTCAAATAGGTCTCTGTGTCTTCAGCCATTTCGTACTCCTGTTCACTCGGCGCGGCCCAGCCGCCGGACGCCACGCGCCCGATACCGTCCTCGGTGTCACGGGCACGCACATTGCCCGCCTTGTCTCGGCGCTCAATTTCCTCTGCCTGGGTGCGCCCATCACGATTGACTGCCACCGAATCCCGACCGTCCAGCCGCTCAGTGTGCCGATCAACCTCGTCCGGCAGCTTCTCGCCGGCCGCGAGAATGCCGACGCGGCACCGGCAGTTCTTCCACTCCGCGGGCGACGCCGACATATCCCCCGGGACAAACAGCTGCTCACCGCCAACGGTGAAGTGGCCCTTGAGCGGCACTCGCTGCCCGTCAGCGGCCCAGTGCGTCGGCCGGGTCTTGCCATCGAGAGTGCAGATCCACGTCTTCTCCAGCCCTGCGGACTCTTCCGACTGCGCCGCAGCGGCGACAACCGCGTTGTTCAGCACATCGGCGGCCTGGTACCCGCGCTGGCGGGCCAGGTCGCGCATTTCGTTCGACGATGGCTCCAGGACTTCGGCAGCCCTGGCGCGCAACACCTCCGGCCGGTCCTCGGGGGTCACTGACAAGGTCAGCGCCGGCTCGGCGAGCGCGGCTTCCATCTTCGCGCGCACCATCGCGGGTGTAGCCGCGATATTGTCGCGGCGACTGGCCAGGAAGTCATCGCGCGCAGCGGCGAGCGCCGGGTTAGCTTCGACATGGGCGACTGCGGCAGCGATTTCCTTGCCGGACATGAGCAGCGAGCCGAGCACGATGGCCAGCACCACGGTGTCGAGGTCGGGCACAACTACGTCGGCGACTGCGCCGCCCAGGCCGATCGTGGCTTCGTACACCGATGCCGCCCACAAGATGCCGAGGCCAGTCATGATGATGGCTTCGGAGTGCTGGTCCCACATGCTTTGGGTCTGTGAGACGGCGTCAGGGTCCGGGGGTAACGCAGCTGCCGCAGTCAGTGCGGGCAGCACAGCGGCGCGCGCCTCCGGTGCCCAGCGCCGCAACGTCTCCGCGTACAGGTCGCTGATCGCCGCTTCGGCCTCGATCGTCCGAGACAGCGCCTCACCACGCTCCGGCCACATCAGAGCCACACCACCGACGCGACGTTGATCAGCATGTGAATCACGTTGTCGGCGATAATGAGCAGCCACACAGCGAGCCAGTCGGGGCGATCGGCGCCGTGCCCCGTCGCGGTGCGGGTCGGCCGGAACGCCCGCGGCGCCAGCTGATTTTTGAACCACACCACGTGGCGGGCCAGCCGATAACGGTCGATCACCGCGTGCGTACCGACGATCACCACCAGCGCGAGCACCGACTGGGTGATGAACACGAACGGCAACCCATAGGTCACTGCGTGCGCAATAGCGGGCCACCAGCGTTTTGTCTTCTCCTGGGCCATCCAGTCCGACTGAATGACGTAATCCCCCACCATGTGCGCCAGCCCTGCCAGCGCAATCGCGGATGCGATGTCCATCAGCACACCTCGTCCCTGAGAGCCGTCACTGCGGCCAATACGTCGGCGAAGCTGCCAGAATCGGCCACGACAATTACCCGACGGCTCTCGATGTAGTAGCTCGCGTTCGCCTCGCCTTCGTAGGCAACGACCTTGCCGGGGTGCATCTTGTCGATGTGAGCCATCAGCCGACCTGTCCGTCGATGACCTGCGATGTCAGTTCTTTACGTGCAGCCCGCGCTACTGCGGCCCGCACCCGATCGGGGTCAATACCCAAACGCGACAACGCTGACTCGCTCATGATGCTGTCCCACCCTTTGATCAACCGCTGTACCTCTGGCTCGTCGACCGGGCCCATGAAGCGGTGGTACTCGTGCGTCGGGATGCCTTTGAGCCGCGCGTGCTGCTCCCGATCGTTCGTGCGGACGCGTCGCTTGCCGGCCAACTCGAGGGCGCGGCCCACCATCAGATCCACCACCGCAAGTTCCACGTTGGCCCGTGCGCTGGCCTGCACACCGCTGCCGTTGTCCTCGGTGTCCGGTTCCTGCTGCTGCTCAGCACCCGATGTGTCATCTTCCCCGTCGCCTTGGCCGGGCCGCAGCGCTGCGACGGGCTCAGGGAACTCGATGCCCTGCACCGAACTATCGAGTAGGGGCAGCAGTTCACGCAGCAGCGTGGGATCTTGACTCACCCTGTCCTGCGCCCACTGCTGCCAGCCCTCCAAACTGGTGAAGTCATACATTGCGTCATCAGGAATCCCATAGGTCCGTACCAGGTATTCGCTTGTAACCGCGCCCTTCTCGAACGCGTCCTTCGTCTCGTCGGTCAGATCCGGATCGGACGTCAGGGCCGATGCGTCGTACCAGAGAATGTATTTGTCAGGGTCGATTCCCTCATCGATCAACATCCCGCGAAGAACCGACTCGTAGATCGCGTGACAGATGATTTCCATGACGGGCTTGACGTGCACTTGCACGTCCTGATCATCGATAGCCCATGCGGACCAATGGTTTCCAGTACTCAGACCAAGCAGCCGCTCCCGGGACATGTCCAACCCTGTCGCTAGCCGGGCGATCGCCTTCTCCCGAGTGTTCAGCGCCGTGTCGGTAACGTCCTTGCCGAACTCAAGGTGATTGATCTTCGCCAGGTGATCGCCAGGCGCAGCCGCCACAATCGGGACCAGGGCGGCCATGCTGTTCTCGTCCTTGGACGCGGTCTCGGCGACCTGAACGATCATCTGCTGCAGCGAGGCTGCGACTCGTCGGCCTGGTTGCAGCTGCGGAGCCGAGTCGCCGGGTTTATCGGCCGCCACCGGCGACTGCTGATCGGGCAATGTTGCTTCCGACGGCACGAACAGTAGTCCGTTGTTCAGCAGGCGCGAGTTGTCCGCGTTCTTGATCTTTTTCGTGGTGCGCACGATCTCGCGCAGAGAGTCCAAGCACGCCTGCACAGGCGAGTCAGGCAGTGAAGCGTCTTCGGCGTCGGGGTTCCACACCCGGAACATGCCGTCGCCCTTGCTCTGATCGAACACGTGCTTTGTGCCGTCAGGCAGCTTGATCGTCACGGTGTTGCTTCGTGGGCCTTGTTCAATCTCTCTGCGCGTGACCGCATACCACTTGGCCACCTGCCTCTGGTTTTGGTCGGTGCCCTCGGTCCGCATCAGGATCGCGATCCACAGCTCACCCGGGACCGTCAACGATTCGGCGGCCCGTCGAGTCAGCTGCGCCTGCCCTAGCCTGCCGCCGGCGATCTTGCGGACGATCTCGGTGACCCGTTGTCCCTCACGGTTGTCCTCGGCGATGCTTCCGGTTGGCTCACCGCTGTCGGCGTCGATTTCGGAGGCCACGAATCGGACTCGTGAGCATGAGTTAGCGCGCCATCCAACGTAGTAGCGCAGCTCGCCGACTGCCCGGTACATCTCCCAGGCTTCGGCCTGCCAGTTGTTCCGGCGGCCGACCGATCCGGCCTGGAAGATCTGGGCCGAGTTGGTTACAGGGGTGCTCGCTGCGGTCAAGGCGCGCGGCGCAGAGGCCGTCAACGCGTCGCCTCTACGGCGTCGAACAACACGCAAGTCTGGGGCGGCCACGTCGCAGACGGTAACTGTGCAGGGTGTTTACTGGTCGGCCTCGGCGTTGCGGCTGACGATCTCCAATTCGTCGGCCGTCAGCGGCGAGGCCAGCCCGACGACATACGAACAAGCCAGCGCCACACCGAACACAGCCCACCACGGCCAGCCGATGATATGCACTGGCACCATCGCGGCAGCCAGCGACAGCCAAAACCCCACGCACCAGGGGCATCCGAGGAATTCGGCCAGCAGGTTCCAGCGCGCCATCCGGCGGGTGTGCGATTGCGCGGTGACCGGATTGCCGGCCGTTCGCGCCTCATCGGCAGCGATCATCGCAAGGTTCGCGCGATGGGCGATCCACAGCCGCACAGGATCCAGAATGGTGTCATAGTTGATCAACCGCACGAGCCGCATCACAGCGAGCACATAAATGATCAGGATCAGCACGATGGGTCCGAGACCAAGGTTCATGGTCGCCGACGCTAAAACCAAGGGGTGAAACCGATCCCGCTGAAACTGTCCTACAGAATTAGGACACCGCGGCTAAACGCTTAGATTTACGCCGCTCCTGCTTGCGTAGTCGCGCACATTCGCGGCAGAACTTGCGGCCGCCATGCTCGTACACGTTGTACTTCACTTTCGGGTGACCGCACCGCGGGAAGACCGAGAGCGTTCCGGCCACGTGGGCATCAACGAGCTGGCTGAGCTGCATTCTCAGGCGGTCGTTGTCGGCTCGCACATCCGCTAACTGGTGCTGGGTGGCGACGTGCTCGATGTGCTCGGCACGTAGTTCGTCACCGAGAGCCCGGGTTTCGGTGTGTAGAAGCACAGCCATCTGGGTGATCTCCTCGGCCCGGATCGCGCGAACGAGTCGCAGCGAGCAGCCCGTTCGGTCGGCGATGTCCTGCGCCGTGACGCCTGCGACGGTAAGTCCGGCCACGAGCCACGCACGGTCGGCTGCGGACAACTCGGTCATCTTGCGGAACGACTTCGGCGACGACAGAGCCGCGGCCACCATCTGGTCATCGGGTTCCCACCGCTGCGGCGCCGTCAAATCTCGCCCACCGGAACCAAGTTCACCGACCACACAAACGCCACCGTAAGCCCACATGCTTTCGGCGGCCCGCCCGGAAGCTCGGAAACCCTAAACTGTTACGTTGCCGGTGATCTGAGTCACCGTTTCATCGAGACGGGCCATCAGCCGCACCGCCGCCTCTGAAACCGCACCGGCTGGAATCACATACCCTCCCCAGTTCGCGGAGCATCGCATCGTCTCCGTGAAATTCGGTGTCGGATCAGACCCAGTGATCGGACCACCTCGCGCGAACTCCATCATCGCCTCCCCGTCCGGGCCCAGCGTTGGCCGCGGTCCGCGCTGTCCAACAACTCGATCCGCGCTGCCAGCTCAGGATCCAGCACTGCCAGCATGTCGTCGTACACACCGCGGCGCTGCAGCTCGGCGGTCAACGTCGACACCTGCCCAACGTTTGACACCGACTGCGGGCTAGCCACCCGCACACCGAGCGCGAACGCCAACGCCGTATCCGGTAATAACGCCATGCAGGGGTCAATGGTTTCCGAGGCCATGGCCAGGAAAGTACGCCCACGCGGTGACGAGCTGACGAGTGACAAGCAACCCAAGCTTGGCGGACCGCAAGGCGGCCCCGAGCCGAATAGCAGGTGGTTCAAACGAATCCAGCCGATCGCAAGGTGTCGGGGGTGATGCCAGATGACGGCTCCCAGCGCGCACAACCGTGTACCAATCGCTACATGTATTGATTGCGACATGTAACCGCGCTTACATGTGACACGGTGTACCTGTGGTGTAACCTCCTTTACAGTGCGCGTCACGCCATAAGCGCTCGTTTGCGGCATGACGCACGCTGAACAGACAGGTAGAGGGCGGGCGTTAGTAGCCCCGCCCCCGAGTCACCGATGGCAGTCGGTTCCTCAACCCTGGCTAGTACCAGTGTTTACCGGTCACAACAGCAATAACCTCGATGAGCCGTAGCAAGAAGATCAGAATCCTGATCCAATCTTCTACGGCTTTTCGTTGTTTTCGCCGCGACATGAACACTCCCTTCATCACTGGGCGGAAGACACGATTCACTGAGATTCAGCGAGCGCGCCGCCCCTCCAGCGATGAAGAGGGCCATGACGTAGCAATTGCCATTTAGGACGCTACCCCCCGGTTGGACCCAATTACCGCCTTGGCGCTCACCGGCGTGTTGACTGTCCAAGGATCGGCGTAGCGACCGCTCAGCTGATCTTGCGGGAGATCCAATCCTCCAAGTCGGTCACCGCGGCGCCGGAAGGCATCCCCTGCCCGCCCACAGTCGTCAGCGGCGATGCGATGTCCCACTCCAGCCCCGCCGAATGCACGCAGACGTCGTGTCCAATCACTAACGCCGCCAAGTTGTCCGGCTGGTGTTGGCCTGCCTGCCAGGCCACGGACTTGGCCTCGAACTCGGGAAAATGGCCCGCCAACCGGCACGTGCCCACCTCCAATGCCTGCAACAGCGCGGCCGAGCGCGCCACCGCATCGCCCACGCGCGGTCGGCCCTTCGGCGGCCACGACGACACCGTGATCGGCCGGTTCAGTGCGCCGTTCTCCTCGGCACGGGTGATCGCTTCCTTGACCACCCGCGTGTATGTCTCGCGGGCCGCGAACCCCTCCACCGCGATCTCGCTGGCACCCACATCGATCGCCAACTGCACAGACTCACGCGCCCACTCATCCGATGTCATCGGCTTGGACTTGTCGGCGATCAACGCCACTACGCCCTGCCCGGTGAGCGATGTCGCGACCAAACCGCACGCGTCGCCAGACCCGCTATCGGATGGGTCTACCGCCACCACGGTGAACACCGGCCGTGACGGTGCGAGTAGGAGCCGCCAATCGTCCAACCACTTCTGCTTAACCAGCCCGCCGGCCGGGGCCGTGGGCTCGCCGCAATAGAGCGCGAACCAGACCCGCTCCCCCACGGTGCGCCGTGTCGCCGCGAAATGCTCGGCCGTGAAGCCCAACGCGCTGATCATCGCCACTCCAGCAGTCCGACAGAGCGCGTCGGGGATCTTCGGGTCCGAGACGGCGGGGATGTTAGTGCGCCGCCACCGGTCCGGCTCCTGCTTGATCAGCGCCCCGGCCAAGTCTTCCTCATGCCAGCGCGTCATCACCACTACGACGGAGCCGCCCGGGTGCACACGCGTCGACAACGTCGATTGGTACTCGTTGAGCACGCGCCGCCGATGCGCCTTCGAGTCGGCTTCCGCCGCATCCTTGACCGGGTCATCGATGATCATCAGGTCGGCGCCAAAACCCGTCACACCCGAGTTGATACCGGTTGCCAGCACCCCGCCCTCGTGGCCCTCCACCCGCCACTGTCCCACCGACGTCTTATCGCGCGCCAGCCGGTAGCCCAGGAACTCGGCGTGCTCGTTGATGATCTTGCGGACCTCACGAGAATGCGTCTGCGCCAACTCATCCGAGTACGACACGATCACAATCTTCAGATCCGGGTTTTCGCCCAACGCCCAGGCCGGCGTCCAGATCGCCAGCGACTGCGACTTCCCCGTCCGCGGCGGAGTGCTGACAACATCTCGCTGATCCGGCTCCCTGACCGATCGCACCGCGAGGTCCGACAGCAGCCGGATCGTCGGTGTCACACGGAACTTCGTGTCGAGACGGCGCGCCAACTCAGCAGGGCTCCCCGGCCGTCGACGGGCGCGCGCCACCCGCACATACTGAGCAGCCGCCAGACTCAACACCGCAGACATGAGGTCAGGCTGCGCCCGCGAACGACACCGGCTCGCCGTCGAGCTCCGGAACGATGCCCGTGTGCTCCTCGAACCGTCGCAGAATCACATCGGCATACCGAGGATCCAATTCCACACCGAAGCACCGGGACTGGCGGCCATGCGCCGCGATCATTGTGCTACCCGAACCCGAGAACGGATCCAGTACCACGCCGCCCGGGCGCAGGCTGTTGGCCAGCATCGCGTCGATCAACGCCACGGGCTTCATCGTCGGGTGTTCGGCGTTGCAGGCAGGCTTGTCCACCTCAAACACCGTGGTGGACTTGTTGTCGCCGAACCAGCGATCACCACCGCGACCCAATCGGCCCTCTCCGCCCGGGACGAACCCGTACAGGATCGGCTCGTGCCGATACTGGTAGTCCGAACGGCCAAGGGCCATCATGTTCTTCACCCACACCAGGTTCTGACGCACCTGCAGCCCGGCGCTATCCATCGCGGACTCGAACGTTGTGCGCTCGGTGTCCGCGTGAGCCACGTACACCGGCGCGCCCGGCCGGGTCACCGCGGCCACCACATCGAACGCCGCCTTCAGCAGCTCGAAAAGCCCACCTGCACCATCGTTCTGGATTCGCAGCGCAGCCTTCGTCTTCCCCACATAATCGACGCCGTAGGGCGGATCGGTCCAGACACAGTCCGGCTGCACGTCACCACACAGCGCCCGCACGCCATCAAGGTCAGTGGCCGACCCGACCAGCAGCCGATGCTCCCCCAACGTCCACAACTGCCCCGGCCGCGACACAGGCGACTCCGGCGCCGGCGGAACATCATCTGGATCAGTCAGCGGCTCCGGCGGGAAAAGATCGCGCTCCATCGCCAACAAATCCTCGAGCCCGTAACCGGTTCCACCCAAGTCCTCGATCGACGACAACAACTGATACAGATCAGAGGTGTCGTATTCACCCAGGTCGGCCAGCCGGTTGTCGGCCGCCACGATCGAGCGCGCGGTGTCCTCGTCGACGTCCACGATCCCGACATCGATCGTGCTCCAGCCGAGCGATCGTGCAGCCATCAACGTGTGATTCCCGGCCAGCACCTCATTGCGGCGGCCGGTTTGGCTGCCCCGATTCACCACGATGGGCCGGTACTGGCCGTGCTTGGTCAACGAAACGGCGATTGCGCTGACATCACCGCGGCGCGGGTTGCCTGTGAAGGTGTGCAGATCATCGACGGCAAGCTGCGTGTATTCGGGCACGCGCGGAAGTCTGGCAGGGGGTGATGAAACGTGAACCCAGCGATTCCGCACATATCGCAGTACTCCTCGTTGAATACTTCAAGCACTGGGCTTCGGTGCGCACCGAAGCCCAGATATGAAACGTAAGGGGTGGCCGGTGAAACTATCCGTGACGGTGGCGCTGGTCATCATTGTCGTTGTCGGCGCGTTCGACATCTGGTTGTGGAAGCACTACCACTCGTCCGGCGCGACACTCGTCGCAGTCGGCGCGCTCGGAGTTGCGTGCTTTGCGCAGTTCCAAGCGTCCAGATCAGCGCACAATTCAGCGAAGGCATCTACGCTCGCGCATTCAGCCGAGGCGCGAGCGCAGGCCAACGAGGAACGCGCGAAGTACGGGTGGACGATCACCGTGCATCCCGAAGGGGACCGCTACGTGCTACGCAACACCGGCACGTTGGCAGCCCACGACGTCCGATTCATCAACGTCGACCCGCACACGATGCTCAGATTCGAGCAGCACGAGGGCGAGGACGGGCCGACCGTAGAACGCGGCCATGCCATCGCGTTCCACGCCCATTTCACCTACGGAAGCAGTAGCAACGCAGTCGAACTGGATTGGCTGCCCGCCGGTGAAACGGAACGCAAGAATTTCAAAGACGTACTCGACGATATCCCCAATAAGACCTTTGACGAGATGGTCAAACGGCGCGATGTCGAGCGCGATGCCGAAGCAGCCATGGACAGAGCGTGGTGCGCTGAGATGCGCAAGATTCTGATCGACCTAGCCGCCGCATGGGGCGAATACAAGACCAACGACACCAGCCAGAACAAAATGCGAGTGCAGGGCCTTGTATCAGCGTTGCCTAGCAACATGGTTCGAGCGATGGGCTTTGAAGTCGACGTGCCGCGCGATTTCTGGGGGATGCATCAGTGGCCGTTTGAGAATTTCGTGCAGGACGAGAAGGACAAGAAACTGGTCCGCGAAAACGCTCCCATGATCGAACTAATGTGGAATCTGACGTGGGTACAGATCCCCCGGCGACGTGAAAGCGACCTATCTCAACCGCCCGAACCTTGGTATCGGCTGGAACACGCTATCCACGGCTACATCGAACTTGTCCGCAATCGCGAGCAAGGCAAGGTTGATTATCGCGACGGGCAACGTGACCGCGAGAGCCACGAGCGAGCCTTGCAGTTGCTAAAGCAGCACCAAGCGACGTTCGCAAAGCAAAAACCACAGGGCGAGCAGAATGAATCCCCCGCCAGCAGCGGCAATTGAGTCACCGGCCCTCGTGGAGGCCACGTACCGAACTCTACTTCTGCGTCTCGGTGCAAACGGTGAACTTGCGCACCGCATGCGGGAAGCCGCCCGCAGGACCGCACCCCTCATTCGTGGTGGTGTTCAAGATGACCTTCAACGGCTTTTCGCGGTTCGGCTTCGACGTGTCATCGCACTTGGCGCGGACAGCGGTTACCTTGCCGATGCTCAGACAGTCATTGGCGCTCCACGCGTAATCCAGGCAGGCTGTGAATTGCCCCTCGTCGGGGTTCATGTAGAACCTCTGGGCTACATCCGCGGGGCACTGATCAGGTGTGTTGACACGCTGAATCACCTTGAACCCGTTTACTGGTGAACCACAATCGACGACCTTCAATGTGGCGTTGTTCTTGGGGCCTTCAAAACTGACGCATGCGCCAACAGGTGCGATAGATGCCCCAGGTATCCCCGAAGCCTGTTGAGGAAATTGCCCAGGAATTTGGTCGAAATCGGCTCCCGGCGCAGAAATAGCGGTGTCGGTCGATGTGCCCGCCGCAGGCTTAGCTTCTTGCGCGGAACAGCCAGCAATAGCAGCGACAACGATTGCCGCTACTCCAACAGCACTAGTTCGTCTTTGATCCACTGTCAAACTCTCCCGCCCGCTTGCGTTTTACTGCGTCCCAGATACCCCATGCGCCGAGACCGAAGGGCAATAAGAATCCCCAGAAAATCGGATTTTGGTAATAGATGAGTGCCCACACGTACACCAGCGACCATGCGAGCACCAACGCCGCAGCAATAATGCGGCCCTTAAAGGAAAACAGCACGTCTTTCAAGCTTCGCTTATCTTCCATCGCTATTGTCCTACCATCTGGGCTGGAGTTGGAACGGCCTGCTGAAGACCGTATGTCATCATCGGGGTAGTGGTGCCACCAATAAGACCACCAAGGCAACCCAAGATGGCTCCAGGTCCGGCGCCAATCCCACCTTCTAGAGCGCCGAGCGCTGCGCCCCCAAGGGCACCGGAAGCACATCCGACGAGACCGCCGAACAGTGACTCCAGAATCGGCGGTTTGTCCTTCTCCTCCTTGATTCCTTCCTGGACACCTTTCTTGATCTGCGTGTCGATGTAGTTCTTCACAGCAGGATCGTTGAGGATTTGTTGAATCTGTTCCGGCGTCAGCGGCGGCGCCTTCTGGGTGCAGTCAGTACCCTGCGGACACGGTGGTGTCGGGGTCGGAGTTGGGTCAAGCCCCGGCTCGAACCACCAAATCGGACTACGGCCCCCACCCCCGAGAATGACCGGCGCAGCAGTCGTCGCGGCCGTAGTGGCTAGCTGCACGGCCGCCAGCTGGCACTGCTGCTTCTTTTGGTCCAATTGCTGCGTCGTATCGTCCTGCTTGTTTTGGGGCTGCTGCTGACTCGGCTGCTGTTGCGGCTGCTGGCCCTGCTGCGGCTGTTGAGGCGACTGCTGCTGCGGCGCTTGGTAATTAGGGTTGGGCTGACCGGGGCCCTGGGTGTATCCAGGATTGGTCTGGTAGTCCGGCATCTGCGTGCCATGAGCGGGCTGCTGAGCCTGCTGAGGCTGCTGCCCTGCCTGCTGCCCCGGAACCTGTTGCGCACCAGGCGATCCCGTATTATAGATGCTGATACCCGAGTTCTGATCCAGCGGCGGCTGATTGTTGCCGCCCTGATAATCAGGCATTGAGCTGGGCATTTGCGGTGGCTGAAACTGGGAACCCCCACCGTCGGTCATTCCACCGGTCGGCCCCGGAGGTCCCGTTGGGTCAGCGGCTACCGTCGCGACCGCCGAGAACCCACTACCAGGGAGGGTGTAGTCATCGACGATCTTCGCTCCACCGACCGTCAGCGCGACGATTGCCGCCAGCGCCGATGCCCGCCGCAAACCCGCAGGCATCGTCCAACGATCCTTCATCACCATGAATGCAACCGCCCCTTTCAGCCGACGCTGAACGCGCCCCTGAGCAGATCATTACACACGCATGGTTGCCATGTCGAGAAAACACCAGCTAATGAGTTTGCCAAATTTGCGACGACATAGATCGCCCCTGGTAGACACGGCGCGAACCGACAGCTCAACCCCAGAACTCCCGAGCAACCTATGATCGACTGGGCCGCATCTCCACGGGTAGATAAGATCGCATTCGCCAGACGCCTCGGCCACTAGACGCTGGTGAAGACCTCGGAATACGGTGCGGGCGGCGCCTCCAGCCAGAACTTCACCGTTCGCGCCTCGCCACGGGACGCACTGCCGATCAGGTACGTCGCGGAGAGCACCTTCGCACGTTCCGCCGGTAGCACGCCAGGCCGCAGGAGATTCCGATCGCTCAGCCTCCCGAAATAGCCCTCGAAATTCGTCCCGCCGTGCGACTCAAGAAAACCGCGCACCAATCCTGCGACATCGTCGTCATGAGCAACGCTATTCTGCACCACGTAAATCGACGCGGGCGCTGACCGATCTTTAGCATCACGCACCACCGCGCACAGGACCTCCGTAGCCGGCTGCGAGATCGACCGCCATTCATGCGCCGCGAAATGAACTGTATCGACAACTTCCGCTGGGCCCCCGTTCCAAGGAGTATTCTCGTCCACGCCCGGGGGCCTCGTAGGAGTGAATCGGCGACTAATGGTGGCCTCCAGAGTCCGATTGTCGTTCACCACTACCGCGCTGAACTCTCGAGTGCCGCCATCCGAAAATGTCACCGTCGCCTGCGTGTAAGTCCTCACCGGCCCAGGTTAGCCAGCCGGCCCTGGCACCGCACCCGCCACGCCGGAGCGAACCGTAACGTCCGCCCACCGTGTATCGAGAGCGCCCCGACAACAGCTTCCGCCAACCCGCCGATCAGAGAATGCTTCAACACTCACCACGCAGATCAAGCTGATTCAATTGCTGGATGGGTTTCATTCGCTGGGTCCGGCGCCAAATCAACCGCCGTATCCCCTTGCTGTTCGCGGTTCTCGCCGCAATAGCGACCGGGTTGGCTTTGACCGCCCTCACCTTCCCTGCCGTAAGGCGTGTCGCGGGCCCCTCTTCCGGCAATCTGGACGTGCTCAGGGTTGTCTTCACCGCGGTCGCGGGTGTCGGTGGCATAGTCGCCCTTGTCATTGCCTACCGACGCCAGAACGATCTCGAACAGGGCCGGTTCGTCGAGCGCTTCGGTGCCGCCGCAGCTCAACTTGGAAATCCAGATCCGGCGGTCCGCATCGCCGGCGTATATGCGATGGCCGGAGTAGCGGATGAAAATCCCAAGTTCTCTCGCCGCCAGCAATGCATCGATGTGCTGTGTGGATATCTGCGTCTGCCGTACGAACCGGACCACGGCTCCAGTCACCACACCGAGCTTGTCACCACCACCCGAAGGCGCCCGCCAACTATCGCTCGGCCCCCGCACGAGTCAGAGGAAACCCAACGCCGGTTGATCCGACAGAACGACAGAGAGGTCCGCACGACCATCGTCCGAGTCATCGCCGCCCGTCTTCAAAGTGACGCTGAATCCTGTTGGAGCAAAAGTAATTTTGACTTTAACAACGTATTCTTCGAAAATCCCAATTTCGGGAACACTGAGTTCCGCGGTCGGTATGTGTCGTTCATAGGCGCCCAGTTCGCCGATAAGATGGTCTCGTTCGATGGCGCGAAATTCGCCTGTAACGAAACGGTGTTTGATCACGCAAAGTTCACTTGCGTTAGCACTAACTTCGGAGGTGCGATATTCGACCAAGAAGCCTCATTCTACCGCGCAACTTTTGCAGGTGAACGCACTTGGTTTCATTCTGTGGAAGCCAAGAGTTCAATCAACTTTAATGCAGCAACATTCAGCAGCAACGACGAAACATCTTTTGCCTATGCGACTTTCCGAGACCAGGTCGGTTTCACCAAGACAACATTCGCAAGTCGATTCACATCATTTACTGGAGTTGCATTCATGGGTGAGTCTGCGCAATTCATTAGCGCAAATTTCACCGGAAGACTCGTCTCGTTCAATACCCCACGCGTCTGGCAGAAGGTATTGCTGCCTTGGGATATGAGTGCCTCACCTCATCGACAGAATGAAACGCCGATGCCGGAGTGTATTGAGCCCAAAGACTGGCCTCCGAAACCCGAACCGGAAAATCCGTAACCCACAAGGGGGCGATAGATATTCAGATGTCTGTCGACACTGAAGGCGATGCGCCGCCCTCTGCGGCACGGGCCCGCACGTTGTAGACAGTCGCACGCGACACCCCAAACTCGCGCGCTAAATCGGCTGGATGCTCGCCGCCGGCCAGCCGCTCCAACACCGCGGCGGTCTGTTCCTCGGTCAGCGCGGGCTTGCGGCCCTTGTACACGCCCTTAGCCTTCGCGAGTTCGATGCCCTCACGCTGACGCTCCCGGATCATCGACCGCTCGAACTCAGCCACCGCGCCCAGCATCGACAGCAGCAGCGTGGACATCGGCGAATCGTCGCCCGTGAATGTGAGGTTCTCCTTGACGAAGTGGACCCGCACACCCCGAGCGGTCAGCTCCCGCACGGTGCGCCGTAGATCCTCCAGCGACCGCGCCAGCCGATCCATGGAATGAACCACCAGAGTGTCGCCGTCGCGCACGTAGCCGAGCGCCTGGGTGAGTGCTGGCCGGGCGGTGTCCTTGCCGCTGGCCTTGTCTTCGAACCGCTTATCAACCTCGATGCCGTCGAGCTGGCGTTCGGTGTTCTGATCGAGGGTCGACACCCGCACGTAGCCGACTTGCTGCCCCGCATTCGTGTCGCTCATCGGGTCATCATCCCTTCCGATCTGTGATGTCGGACCAGTCGGCCCATGTCGGTAGTGGTTGGCCGTCCCAGTGGACGATCGCGATGGGCCGGCCGCGCTCGTTGAGCAACATGCCCTCGGCCCCGGTGTGCCGATGCCTGACGCGTCGGTCGGCCAGTGCGGTGCGGATCGCATCGAAGTAGGTGCCGTTGAACGTCTCGTCCGCGAACACGGCGTCCAGGGCTGCGTCGATGCCCTCACGCTCAGTGATGGTGTCGGCAATCAGAGCGCCCAGGAGCCGGGTTTCTGGCGTGCTGGCCATGGTCTCCAGGTGCGCCAGGTAGGACAGCAGTTGCGCGGTGGTGCGGGCGTTGATCGCGGCTTGCAGCTTGTCGGTGGTGCTCATCGGGCCTCGTATTCCTCGACCAGTGGGCCGTGACGCTCTACGCGGACCGCGAGCACTCTGGCGTTGGCCGTGGCTGCGGTGGTGGCCTCTTCGTTGGCGAGGTTGGTTAGAGCGGCCTGAAGGGCGGTTTGGACAGCGGCGGCGATCCGTGCGGCCTGGGCTTCGGTGACGCCTTCGATCTGGTAGGTCGCCGCGAAGCTGGTCAGGTAGCCGGTGGTCGGCGCGGCGGTCGTGTTGGTGGTCATGAACTCTCCGTTTCTAATTAGGTTCTAGACCACATTAGATCCTTGTCTAACAATTCGTCAACCACCCTTAATAGACACTGTTTGCGCATCTCGTCGGCAATATTTCGTAATCGCCGAATAGTTCGGCACGGGTATACCCCAGTTAGACTGGCTCGGCCTCGTCGTCCTCGTCGGCCAGCTGCTCCAGTACGCGCGCCATCCACGAATCGGCCGGCGCTTCGACGCCCTGCGCCCGGCGGGTCACGGCCAGCCACTCGGCCAGCTCGTCGACCGGGATGCCATCGAGGGCGAGCACCTGGCGGGCCACCTCGACGTGGATGTCCCACAACGGATCTCCGGGCCCGGACACGAACGCGAACAGCTCGCGGCACTCGGCCACCACTGCGGCGTCCAGCGCGGCCGGGTCCAGCCGTCCCTCAGCGACATCCTTGGCGACCAACATCGCCGCCTTGATCGCGTCCTGCACGGGCTCGGTCGGGGCGGTCACGGCTCGACCACCTCGGCGTCGATGACGGGCTGCGCCGAGATAGCGGGCTGGCCGGACGCAGCCAGTGCCAGCAGCTCGGCCTCCGCTCGCTCCAGCACCGCCACGGCGGTCGTGACGTTCACGTTGACCTCCTCAGGCACAACGACGAACAGACCCCACAGCTTGGCCTCCTTCTCGTAGCTGTCGAGCACGGCGCGGCCCAGCTCAGAAACGGTGCGGTGCTCCCCCTTGGCCTTGGCCTTGGCCATGGTCTCCATCAGCATTCCGCGAACCTGGCGGATGCCGTCACCGTTTGCGCGGCGCGCGATTTCGAGGGTGGACGGCGGGTTCTTCTTGAGCCACGACATGGCGGCTTTCTGGGCCGATTGGGGCGATTTGAAGCCCGTGACCTCGGCGACTTCGCGCCATGTGCGTCCGGCGATGTGGAGCTGCCAGGCTTTTTCGGCGCGTTGGTTTGAGCCTTGGCGGTTCAT